CGTTTGACTCCTGTAAAAACTTCACTTTTTTGTGGAAATTGTAATCGATACTGATGTAGACTTATAATGCCATCTGCATCTCCGTTAAAAAAATCATAATACTGCATTTTATTCCTCGGCAACTGCACGACCTTTATCTGCTTTCCAATCCTGTTCTGATCGGTCTATTTCTTCGTTTCTTTTAATTACCGCATCTAAAATGGGTGATTCAACTTTATTTTCTTTTGCAAAGTTTGCTAATGCGTTTGTGTCTTTCGGAAAACAAGTTCCTCCGAATCCACGTTTACCATCGTGTCCTGGTACTTTTGTATGACCCGTTCCTATTCTTTTATCTTGTGTTGCAATACAACGAACGTTTTCGTAATCAATACCGACTTCTGAACAAATGCTTTCAAGTTCGTTAAAGAATCCAACCTTAACACTTAAAAACACATTCTTTAAATACTTGATCATTTCTGCTTCACCTGGTTTGCATTGAATTACTTGCTTGTTAACAACAGAACCCGTTCCTCCGTTGTAAGCCAACTCAAACATACGTTTCATTTTTTCGTATAAAAAAGGATCAGTAGAACCAAGTATCCATTGATCGCAGTTCTTAAAATCTTCTTCCCAATTTTTCTCGGTAAGAAATTCCGGCATAAAGTTAACATCAAGTTCTTCACTTGTTCCCGGTGGAACTGTAGACCTCAACACAATATACTTGCTATCATCTATTTCTTGTATTTCTTCGCATACTGAACGAACAATATCAAGATTTGCACTTCCATCTGAATTCATTGGTGTAGGAACGGCAACGAAAATAATTTCGGACTCTTCTACAAATGTTTCAATATCCAATGTTTTAGGATCTCTTTTTTCGGGAACTACATCCCATACCAAAACTTCTACGTGTGGTCTAAGCAATGTCATTGCATGACCCACGAAACCATTACCAACCACTCCAATCTTCATATAACACAATCTCCATTAAATTAATGCGATATAACCTTTTATTATAAATATAATAAAACGAAGTATTACTTGAATTTTCTTTTAATTCTATCGATTGCGTTTTTGTCGGAAACATTAGTTGAGTTTCCAAGTGAAGAGCCGAATATGTTTAATATCTCATTCTTACTTAATTTTTTATCATCGTCAACAGAACGTATTTTTTCTTTAGCATCGTGTACACCCTTAATGATGTTGCTTGTCATCTGACTACTTGTTATTCCGAACCATGTAATTAGTGCAGGTATTTTTCCCACCAACCAACCAAATAGTTGAGTGATCACAGGAAGAAGAGCAGGTCCTGCTATAACACAAACTGCGATTGCACCAAGTAAACCGAATGTTCCTGTTAACCATGCCCACAAAGAAGAAAAGAATCCATCTTTGTTTTCTTGTGCTTTTAATTCTCCTAAACTAATTAGTTTTTCCTCGGTATCTTTTAAGTCGTGTCCAAGAATTTCTTTTCGTCTGCTTAAGTCTATAACATCACTATCTCTGTCTGCGAGATTTTCTATTGCCAGTTCGTTGTTGTTTATTACATCTTCCACATAAATTTTATCACCTGGTTGTGGAAGACCCACAATTTCTTGTGCCTTTTGTGCGAAACCGAGTGCTACCAGGTCTTCTTTAGATTTGTCTTCTGATAAAGATAGGGCATCTACTGCCCCCGATACAAATGCACGTGTGTGCCTACTCAACTCTCCTTCTTTGCGAGTTATTTCTCCTGCAATTTCTTGTCGGTCTTTTTTTAAACCCCAAGTGGGCAAACTTATGCATCCTGATGTGAATATCAGTATCATTGCGACCAAACTTGGTATAAGTATTCCACGAATCCTCATACTCATATATATGCAGTTTTTATAGTTTTTTAGAAAATTTGTTTACTTCGGTATGAAAATACTTATTTGATTCGTCTCTAAAGTTTGGTATATCTGATCGCAACATTGGATTGTTTTTTACAGGTGACGGTGACTCACATACTATCATGTTTTTTAAAACATATTGTTGAACATCGTAGTTTTTTGCTTTCATTATTTTACAACACTGCATTGCGAATGTATCATCTGGTCCGTAACCCTTAAATGTAGTTGGTATTCTTATTTTCTTAAGTAAACTTGCATTGATGCAATTAAACCACCCACCTCCCCACTTGAATGTGTTAATAGGAACTAGTTGTACACGGCCGAAGTTGTGATTTTCAATCAAGTCACAATTTACACTTTTGTAGAAATTGTGTGACTTATCCTTGAATACTTCGTGTACGATACAATCCCAGGTAGTATCCCACAACCTAACAACATTGGGTGTTATTATATAATGATCGTGTTTGTTTGATAAAACAACATCTGCGCTTTCATGGTGTGCTAAAATTTTTGAATTAAAGTGCATATCCGAATCTAGGAATATTATGGAATCTGATGTTGTGCTGTAATTTATCGTGAGATTTCTATGTTCATTTACTCCTAAAAAGTTTTTGTCTGATGTTATTGTTTCATCATACCCAAACTTACTTTCTTCATTTATTTTTCTAAACGAATTTATTATGTTTGGTGTGTGGTTTTCCAACTTGGTTAGTGATTCGTTGATATTTAATGTCGTGAGTATTTTAAATTGAGATGAATCTTTTACATGAGCAGCTGCCATGTTCAACGAATGCATGAGTCTTTTATACTCGGTTAATTCTTGTGGGAATATGTGAATTGATAGTATGATCACGACAATAACAGACTCCAACAAAAACTCATGTACACCGACTCTTCACATTTTCCTTCATTTTTGGTGACTGATGTACGAAGGGACTTATATACAGTAAGTGGGTGTTTCCGTATATATGACTTGCTTACATAAAAACTGTGCTTGGGATCATATTGCATTGGATTGGGACTTGGTGGTTCGTGTAGTGTATATCCATCACGATGACGTTTCAATGTTAATGTATGATTTCCTATATAGCGTTTTTGCCAGGATTCAAATGTATAGTTAGAGAACCTAATTTCGTTTTTTCTGATTATGTGTTTGCTTGGATTTAATTGTATAATTTCACGTACAGATTCCAGTGGTGTATAAGGATATTCTTCAAAACTACCAGCTGTATTAAATATTATATCATTAACATAATAAGTCCAGTTGTTGTGAATATTCTCACTTACAAAGAAGCACATATCTGGTAAATTTTCATANTTTTCAATTATATACTGCAAATAATATTGATTGTAATTGTGGTGCTTGGGTGTATTGGTGAAATCCAACAAAACCTTCTCACATTCAATTAATCCTAAGTTGAATTGTTTTTTGTGAAATTTGACTCCAACCACCACATGATCACCGTATTGCTTTCTGTGATCAACTATTGACTTTGGTTTTATGGTTTTTAGTTTATTGACAAAATCAAACGAGTTTGTGTTTATCGAAAATGATCTGTTGTGTTTTTTTATCAATCGTGAAATTTTTGTGCGAAGGTGATAACCATCTGTGCTATTCGCTAGGTGATCATCCTCTTTTCTTTGAACAAAATAATCGTTTAATAGCACAAGTGCTTTTTTGTTTTTAACTTTATATAAACGAGTTGTTTGTTCTAGATCCTGATTTGGATTATATTTTGCTAACCTAAGAATGTGTTCTCTGTCTACATATTTTCTGTTCTCTGGTGTTCCGTGGTATGAAACTTCTAATTCTATTTTTAATGATTTAATTTCGTTCACTTTTTTGGTTGTGTGTCTCCATTTAATGAAATCTTGTTTGAACTCTCGTAGATCAGAGAAAAATCTATCACTGTTTATGAAAGAATCAAAATTATCAATTTCAAGAAATCCTATAAAGTTTAGGTAATCTCCGGATCCTGCGATTGCCCTGTCGTATAGTGGTGCGTCCGATGACAAAAATGAAACTGGATATACATAACCGTAACCAGGTTCACCCTTTCTGAAGTGTAGCATATCATGGAGTTCAGTTGACTGAGTTTCAATTGCATATGACAAAGAATCACATTTGTAAAAATCACCAAAGTGGTTTTTGTGTTTTTTGATGGTGGAGCATATCTGTATAATTGAATTGGGTGACACTTCTTGTGTAAGTTTATTATACCAACTTGGATTCGTTGGATTTATGTCACAATCTAACCACCCTATATATTCATATTTACTTTTGATTTTGTTTATCTGAAGATTTAGTAACTGCTCTTTTTTCCAATAAGTCTGTTCGCAGTAAATAGATGTAATACGATGGCAGTTTTTATTTATTCTGTATTTTGATTCGTTGTTATACGACTCTATTACATAAATCTCGTATAAGGTGTCGTTGTACATTTTATCATAAAACATCAAGAAGTTAATGTATTTTGATAAATAATTACACGGATTAAAATAACAACACACAAATGCAATTTTTGGTTTACTTGACACTTCCATCTGAATTATAATTACTATCGTAGATATTGTTATTTGTTTCTTGCTTGGATATTGATTTTGTGTGTATTAAATCTAACGAGTGGTCTTTGGGTAAATTAGACGCAGATGTATGCCCTACAATGTATTCATGTACAGAACGAGTCCAACGAATTGATTTCTTGTTTTTAAATATCCGTGTTTGATAATCTGGATAGTTTATACGAGATTGTGAATCTAATACCCAATTCCACTTCTTTAAATGGGTTGTCTGTATGCCGGTTACGTAGTTTTCACGTGGTACTCGGAACATCTCGGTTTTTGGGTTTTTCCTTAAAATTGTTTTTATATTCTTGAATAAGGTTCGTGTTGGATATTCATCTGCGTCTATTTGAAATATATAATCACCCGAACACTTTGTTATTAGTATGTTCTTGTGAGTTGCATAATCTTTATTTAAATTATTGTAATGTACATTGGGTTGAGATTTTAATATATCAAGTGTTTCTTGATTCGTGGAGTAATCGTCAAGAATAACAACTTCATCTTCTGCGTCTTTGTTTATAGTAAGTTCATTGATTAATTTTAATAAACAACTCACTTCGTTGTGAGTGCATATAGCATAACTAATTTTCATTTTCTATTTCTCGTCAACTGGTGGTTCACTAGAACTTGTCACATCGGTTTCTTTTACAAAATTCTCAACTTCACGAAATACACTTAAAAATGTATCAACATCACCAAATCTGTCAATAACAATATTTTTAAATTTTCTGTCTGACAATCCATCTAACTTTGTTCCAATCGCATTTTCGACAAGCTTCTTTTCTCTCAATAACTCTGATAGTTCATCGTCTTTTGATATTAAGGTTTTCTTTTGTTCTCGGTGACCGGTGTAAATTTTTGAGAAATCTATATATGCAAGCTTGAGGGTGCTCATGTTGCTTGTTATGTAGGTTCTATAACAATCACGAAACGAAAGTATCCGTTTGACATGGGTTGCATAAAACGAACGTGGACGATTTACTATTTCCTTCACTGGGGATATTAGTTCATATCTCCGTTTTAAAAGTGATAGTGTATCGGTGACTAAAACTACTTTTAAAAATGATTTGAACTCACTCCAAGGCAGAATTTCTAAATTTATTCCATGAAGCTTCAACCCACGAGCATCTCTGAATGTATTTAATACAAATACAATACGCATTAATTTTCGTTTTGTTTTCTTGGAGTCATCCGATGGTGCATATGAGAATGTTACGATTTGACCTGGTTTTATACTGCGTATTGGTGTATTTTTGAAACCACCGACTAATCTAGATAAATATGCTTTGTAAAAACTCATTGTATATAAATACAAACACACTAGTTTATATCAGGTAAATCAATTGGAACTTCTACCGAAACCTGCTCAAACTTTGGAATTAGAGTCTGTGTGTATTTCTTGAACGCAGATTCCTTGGAAAACTCAGTGAGATTAATTTCTTTTAATTTTACTGCACTCTCTTTGTATCCTTCATATGTTTCATATATAGTCCTAAGTTCTTTTGCTGAATCTGATTCTACCACATCCGCCCACGTTGAGTCTTCACAAAACAACTCGTTGGTTACCCCTACAAGTTTTGGAACATAATTTAATAAGGTAGAGTGTTCTTCTGATAGAAAGTCTAGATGCCCTGACCAATTAGGTGCTACTACAGGTACGGCACACAAAGTTGCTTCTAACAGAGGTCTACCAAAACCCTCACCTCTGGTATGCGTTACAAAGACCTTTACCTTTGTGTGGTTATACAACTGATTTAGTTCATTTGAGTCAATTTCACCGTGGAGCAAATAAACGGAAGGTCGGTTTGATTTTGGATAATCAGAAAGAATATCACGTATGCGTTCTTGTGTATCGTAATAATCAGATGTACTAAAATTAGTTCCGTTTGTTTTTAATATTAACCCAGGTTTGACATCATGTGAATTGAATGCATTTACAAATGTGTTGATCAATGAACTTATATTCTTTCTACCCCCGTCATCCGTGGGTGATGCTGTCCATTGACCCATAAACAAATAGCAAAAATCTTCCTGAATTGAATTAAGTTGGTTTGTGATATCCGAGTTGCATATCTCTTTGGTGTTTTTGTAAAAACAATCGTTTGCATATTCGTGTACAACTTGTATATCAGTTGTTAGTTTAACTGATTCGTATATTGAATTTTCAAATGTGAGTTTGGTGAATTCAGATGGCACTATAACGATATCCATTTGATTGCACCCCTGTATAAACGGAACATTTACCTTTGATGTCTCGACTCCGGCCGTTATACCTACATTGTATGTACCAAGACGTTTAAATTCAGGTGGTAGTCCCATTTGAACATATATGTCGTAGAAATCATGTACATCATCTTTATCTACAAACATAGGTGATAATTGTTTATGCAATTCGGTGTTGTCTTTTAATCCTGTCTGTGGATTGTGACCCCAAGGTGTTGCTATCAAGTGTATGTCATATTCAGATGTATGTTCCAATAAAAATTGTGCAAACTCTCTTGCGTGGTCACCATATCCACTACGAGACAATATGGGTGATACATATAGTAATTTCTTTTTCATGTTAGAGTTTCTTTATTTTTAACTTAGTACGTGGTTTGAATTTTTTAATACAGGTATCAATTATATCAACTATACCAGATGTCATGTGTTTCAATGAAAAGTTTTTTTCAATATACTTTCTACCGGACTTTCCCATTTCAAGACGTTGTTTTGGAGTTTTGTTGTATAACTTAATAATTGCCCGAGCTACATCATCTGAACACACAAAGTCTTCGTATAAATACGGAGTTGTTGCGTCACCTGATAATTTTCTTACTTTGGGGGTTATGCCAACGCCACCTGTATTTGTTTTGCTTAGTTGATCAGATAGACCTCCTGTTTTATTGCATATTATGGGTGTTCCCGCTGCAAGTGATTCAGCTGTTGATAAACCAAATCCCTCGTTGCTTGATGCGTTTATTGTTACATCAAATGTATTGTACATTCTGTTGAGGGTAATTTCATCTACCTTGGTGGTGGAAAATATTATATTTCTATTCGGATATAATTGATCAGACAATTTAACAATGTCATGCCCACCTTCTCCAATTTGATTGGTGTGGAACATTAATAGTGTTTTTTCTGCTTGTTCAGGTGAAATCATACTGCAAAATTTATCGTATGCCTCCATTACAACAGGAAGCTGCTTACGTCTCATGTTGGCATTGTTGCAAAACAACGCAAACTCACATCCGTTTTTTAGCAAGTTGTATTTACTTTCACGAATGTTTGATTCACTTAACTTGTTAAATACGGTTGTATCAACTCCATGTGGAACATAACTACACAATGTGTCAGATCCCTCTGTTAACGAATTAACGATTGAATATGTCAACTGACTGATACACGCTATTCCGTCACAACTCATATAAACTTTTTTATTAAACTCCGGAATTGGATCGTTGTCCCATACATGGTAATATATCATGGGACACAATTGACGAATTTGAGTATCTAGTTTAAATAACCATTGATAATAACGTGGATCTGTCATAAACATCACTACATCCGGAGTTTCTTCTTCAAGAATTTTATTTAAAATCGTCTCATTTCCATATCCCGAACTGCAATATAGTCGTGCATAGCAATCTTTAACGTCGGTTAGTTTAGTTATTGACTGAGATATGTCAATAACCGATCCGTGTTCAGGATGCTCTTTTCTGCACGCTATCTGTATCCAGTCGTATTTGTCAATGGTATTTAGAATAATATTTTTACATATATTCGATACACCTGTCGGATATCTTATATCGTCACCAATTAGTAGTATTTTAGATTTCACTCACTTAGTATCATACTATTGAGTGAAAATGTCAAACTAATATTTTTTGTTGTCTGTGATCGGAGATGACTCGTCAATGGTTTTTTTAAACTTAGAGTCGGTCAAGTACAAATGAATTGCACGATTTACTAGTTTTTGCAGTGTCATTTCGGAATTTAATGTCTCCATTTTAAATTCCTTGTACTTGTCCGATAAGACCTTTACGGTGGTTAATTTGTAATTAGCATCATTCATGTGAATATAAATATATCGTAAATAAGTTTTAATTCTAAAATATTATAAAAACTACTACCATCTTGGTGGATTTAGAGGACATTTACTACTTGCTAATAATAATTTTCCACTTCCACATCCACATTTTGTACACTTTGCATAGTTGGTTTGCTTATTTTCTGTCCAAAACGAACATGATCTACATATTGAGATTCTTTTATTCCATTGATGTGATTCTACCACAGGTCTTCCACTTTTTTTCCACGATACAAGAGAGTGAGCTAAATTTTTTGGAAGATTTTCAAATCCCAAGTCTCTTGCTTCAACTTCATATTGCTCTTGTGTGGGTTGTTGTGGTTCGTGTGTAGGTGGATTTGGTGAAACTGGTATTGGATTATTTAAGTGAATGTTAGAATCTTCGGTTTGTGAATTGATGTATTCTGATAAATGTTGTTTGAATTCAGCTGGTATATCAAATGTAGGATTATCTAAATCACCACCCACAGACTGTTTAACTTCATGTTCATTACTTTTATGTAATTGTGGTTCGTTCCTCCTGGCAACGGATTCAAGTTGCAGTTGGTTGTCGGTGGCGTTAATTGATATTGAATCTTCTGATTTGGTTTCATCCACTTCTTTATATTTAGCTTCAGTAAACTCACCGACCTGTCGGCCGTTTCTTTTGTATCGTTGATATAGTTTTCCCATTTTATCTTTCTCGAAAATAATTTTACTCTAAATACTTATATAGTACATGGATTCAAATATTATTACAATTCCAAGCACAAACGATGAACTTGATGCAGACTTATCCAAAAATAAAGATGAATACATAGATTTCATATACGGAGAGTTTGAAAGATTTAAAACATTAAAGACAATTCCCGAACACGTCAAGATTTTTAATTTTAAAGAAACTGACCTACAAGTCATTATACGAGAAGCAAATTATATCTCTAATATTGACAACTTACTAAAACACTATATAACAAAGGAGGAATATGAAAAATGTAATACGCTTAATAAATTAAAGAATAGAATAATGGATACTAATTAGTAGTAGCAGGAAATAGCATTATAAATAATAATAGTAGAGGAAATTAGGATGTCAAGCAAAAAACAAACAACCACCTCAGATGAAATAAGGTCGGATAGTCAATTACAAGACCAAATCAGAGAAAACGAGAAACCAAGAACATTAAAAATAAAACACAAAAAGTTTACAGATAAACAAAAAAACTTTGTAGATATCGGTTTAGCAGATAATACAAACATGATGTTTATCAACGGACCAGCTGGTAGTGCAAAAACATACATCAGCATATATTGTGGATTAAAATTGTTATCGGAACAAAAAGTAGAAGAACTAGTCTACATAAGAAACGCAGTAGAAAGTTCAGATCATAAGTTGGGATTTTTACCAGGAGCACAAGATGACAAGATGGCTCCGTATTTAGAACCACTTAAAGATAAACTTGAAGAATTTTTAAGTATCGTAGATATCAAATATTTACAAGAAGACAACCGAATCTACGGAGTTCCAGTTGGATTTTTGCGAGGAGCAAGTTGGACAGATAAGTTTGTAATTGTAGATGAAGCTCAGAACATGACAGAAAAAGAACTAATCACAATCATGACACGAGTCGGTGAAAATACAAGAGTGTTTATATGTGGAGACACAATGCAAAGTGACATCGGCAACAAATCAGGGTTTGCTAATATTCAAAATCTATTCAATGATGAGTCCTCTAAAGAGCAGGGAATATTCACCTTTGAGTTTGACGAAGACGATATTATTAGGAGTAAACTTGTGAAATTCATAGTCAGACGAATAAAAAGTTTAAGATAGGCCATATTTATTGAAATATAAAAAATATACATATATTTATTTATAGACAGACGAATTTAGGTTAAACAATGGCGAATCAAAAAATAACGGATTTAAACAAACACACCAAGTTGACAGGTGAAGACTTGTTTATTGTGGTTGACAAAGACGAGTACGGTACATCACCAACAGGTGAAACTAAAGCAATCACCGCAAAAACACTAGCGGAACAACTTGCAGAAATAAAACACTCGGATGTCGGCATCCGATTCAGTGAACTTGCAGACGTACCCAACGAGTATATCGAAAGTGCAGGATCGTTTGTAAAAATAAATGACACAGGTGACGGTGTTGATTTTACCGAGTCACCTGGTCATTCTGAGATAACCGTAAAATACGAAGAGTTATTTCAAAGTATTGAAAGCAACCAAGTTATTGTATATCGTGTAGGTGATGTATTGATGCGTGATCCTGCAACCAACACATATAAACACGCATCATCAGATAATCCAGATTCAGCTGAAGTTGTAGGAGTTATTCGTAAAATCAAAAAAGATATTGAAGGAGACATCGTTCAAGTTAATATCGCATTTGGTGGTCATGTAGTTTTCGAAGAACCGGTTCATGTTGAAAAAAGTCAAATTGACAATACATCAGCCATGGCAACCGAGTCAGTCTTGGTTGGAGGAAAAACCTACTTTTTGGGAAGAATTGGAAAGTTATCAGATTACGATCCTTCTATACAAGTCAATGATAGTGACCCACATATATCAAAACCACTATTAGTTGCGACAGGTCCTCAATCGGGTATCTTTGTTAATTATCGTGGTTTGCTTTCTGAAAAAACAGACGAACCTCATAAATTTGTGGTTGAATATAGTGCAAGTTGTAGCAAAATTAAAGTAGGTGACATAGTGCGAGTACGCAGGCGCATCAAACGTAATGTCAATGGAAATTTCGGTAGTGCTATAGAAAATGCTGATAATGCGTTTGACGGAATGCCCGAAAACATACGACCTGCATATCTAGACTTTGAGAGTGGAGAGTCACCCTATGTATTAGCCAACTCAGCATCACAAGATGCAGAACTTGCACATGAAGATGCGTATGCGTGTGAGTTTATTGGAATTGTGACAATTGCGTCTTCTGATTACTTCCAAATACAAACAAGTGGAATGATAACATTTGATATGCCGGCATCCGTTATATCGGATGATAACTCTGCCATTGAGAAATCAAATGCAATATTCAAACGAGGATACACATACTATTTGGAGTCATTTGATATAACTTCCGACCAAAACACAAATGTTTACACGAAACGTCTTAGACGAACACTTTACGATTATAGCACAGACGAAATAAATGATTACTATGGAAATTCAATTGTTGATTCTAACATTGAAGATGTAGTAACCGGTATATCTCCATTTAGAAACACCACAATAAACAATCCGTTCGCACGTGATCCAGAAACACAGAAAGTTACATCATATGCCAAACCTGTTTTTTATGCAGTTTCTGAAAATCAAATACTTTTATTGAACCACGCAACATATCCAATGCCGTTTGATGCGTGTAACGCAGTTAATCCAACTGCAAATCAACCATGTAAAGAATTTACTCAGTCAAAAAGTTTTACAATGAACGAAACACTTGGTGATGTAAATGAATTCTTGGGTGACAAGTGGTCAGATGCAAATAAGGGTGATACTGCTGATGTTCAATTAATAAATTTCAGTGAATCAACGATCAAACACCAAGTGTGGAAAAAGGTTGAAGAAAATTCAGCTGCAGGTGTTTGGCAAATGCAAGAAGGAGATACATAATGGGTTCTTTATACGACATAGGAAATTTTAGATACAAACACTTTACTTTTTACTCCCCGTGTGAAGCTGGAAGAGATTGCTTTCCATACGAAGGACAATCGGCACTTATAGACACGGAAATCAAAAACTTTCTAAATAAAGTATGGCCGTATCGTGGAGTATTAATCGGTGACTCATCTGAAGGTGATTATGCGTTCGTTACATATGTTCACAACGAACTTGATAATCAACAAACCCCAACACAGATAGTTGACAACATATACACATACACCCGTATACAACTTGGAACAGGTGAACCTCAGTGGGTTCAGGCAACAACTCCAAAGAAAACTTTAGAAAGAACAACATCTTAGAAAAATAGTTATGGCAACGTTACAACATAGATCAGCATTCAACCTCAGAGGAAGTCTTCCCTTGGGTGGAAGTGCAGTACAAACAATTGATTCAACTTGTGATGGAGTAGTTCTTGACAACATACACGAACAAGTAAGACAGGCTGCAAACGATTATAAATGGGAAACCAACCGAACTGCAATGCGGGCAAACTTAAAATATAATTGCCCCAAGGTTGGAGACGCAGTTAGATGGGACCCATCAATAAACGGATTTAATTTATCATATGCGATGTTTGATACAAACAACCCCACCGACCAAGAACATATGGTAGAAGTTGTGGGTATAGTTGAAAGTGTCACAGTTGATTGCACAGGTGACGGAATTGATTTCACAAACGATGACACAGAAACCAATGCAGTTATTGTACTGAGTGGCCAAGTTTCATTCAACACCTTACCAACCGAATCTAGTTTAAATCCAGGTATGGTATATTATTTATGGGACAAAGGTTCTCCTCAAACACTTGCTCTAGCAAATAATGTGGTGGGTGACACACACGAACCTGTAATCAGCAAACCATTATTTTTAGCAACAGGAACAAATTCCGCAATAGTTTTGACATATCGTCCTCTAACAGGATCACCAACAGGTGGTAAACCTAGATCAGAATCATATGAGGTTGATGTTAAAAACATCACAAGTGGGTGGAGAGTCAAAGTAAAAAATACTTCTGTTGTATCATCAAAACATCCACTCGTTGTGCAACTTGATTACGACAGAGCAGTTGGTCCACGTAGCAACCTAAACGGAAACGAAGTGTACTCAATGTTCAAGCACATTGGTATATTACATGACGAAATTGTTGCCAGTACAACTGTAGATGCAAACGGAATGACGACACTATTAAACGAAATAGAATTTGATGTAGACATAAATTCAGAGTTTGGTATAAGTGGAGGTATTGCCGGTAATGCTGAAAACGGAGTAAATGGTGTTGGTAGATTGACAGTTAGTTTAAAATCAAACACAACAGGATCAATGAGTGCAAGTGCATTAAGTTCACTTATACCACTACATACAACTCCGAGATATTTAAGAAAACCATCAGTTCAACTTTTAACAAAATGCAACGACACGAATGCATTGGGCAACATAACCACAAACGATCCTAACATTCCGGACTTGAAAGTAACTCAAGACGGAACAACACAGAATGACATTCAAGAAGGTATTGTATATGAAATTAAACTACTTGAGGCAGGTGGTGAGTGGGTGCATCGTGGTGGAGAAGACGAAGTTAATTACGTTCCAATGGCAGACGAACTACATTTTGAAATCAGTAGTTCTGCACTAGACAAACCAATCAGAAGTTCACTTGAACTGCACCACCCAGACAACAATACAGGAAACGGAGCTTCAGTTGAAGTTATTCCTGTTAATGATTCTGGAAAAGGACTAACAAAAAGTAAAGTTTATTTCAAATTTATAAACGCAGACGGAACGGATTTACACAAAAACCACTGGGCATACTCACTTGGAATTGCAGGACGTTCGTGTGATGATAAAATATGTTGTGATACATCAACACACATAAACATTGATGTAGAGCGTCTTGGATTAACAAATGCAGATGCACCTCTTAGTGATTTACTTGATGCAGATGATTCATATATGAACAATAAGGCAGCTGCTAGGTTGTATTCACTTGATCCAAACCAACTTCCGTCAATAACTAACTATGGTTCAGGTGATCCACTAATTGCGTCATTTAAGAATGCAAGAGAAGGTACAACACTTTGCTACTCAGGTAATATTCAACCAGGAAGCGAACCTTCGTTTATGGCATTATACTTTAACGATGCAAAACGGATACCATCAAGTGATCGTACCGCAAAGGCATATGATCCAAGATACATTGCAATTGAGATTGGGGCGCAAGACTCACTACAAGACCAAACAATAACAATAACACTAAAACGTGATACAGACGATCAAGTGTGCATTGAACTTGAGTTTGACGGAAGTGCAACTGGAACTCATTATACATTTGAAGAATTGTACGCAGAGGGTAAGGTAAAAAGTTGGGGAAGTAAACTTGATAGTCATAACTACTTCGGCAATATAGCACCCACCTCCACGGTGGATGGATCTTTTGGTAACACAAACGAATCTACAACCACCAATGGATAAGCAAAATATCACAATAGTAGTTCCTATATATAACTTAGGATCTTTTAGGTTTAATAATTTTTGCTTTTTGGTAAAAAAATTAAACAATCTCGGTTGTTCTGTTATTGTAGTTGAACAACGATCAGACAGAACAGGACCCGTTGAGCAGATAGTTCTTAGTTTAGAAAACGTATCCCACTCACTTGTTGAGGTGGACGGTTTGGATTTCAATAAATCAAAATTAATAAATTATGCGTTTAAGAGAGTGTACACTGAGTTCATGTGGGTGGTGGACGGTGACTTTTACACAAACTTTAAAGATGTCATCACCGATGCTGATAGTTCATCTGACTTGATAGTACCGTTTAGTGAAGTTTTGTTTTTAAACAAACAAGAATCTAATAATTTACACACATCTGGTAGTGTACTATTAAATCACGATGAAAAATACAAAACCAACAATCAAGAAGGTAAATTTTCCTTTATAGTAAGATCGTCCGTATTTTCTAATTGCAAAGGAATGAATGAAGATTTTTACGGATGGGGATTTCAAGACTTGGATTTCGTGGAAAATAGATTAATGGGTGACGAGTTGAAATCACGTGTGCAAATCAGGGCGTATCATATGTTCCACTTACCTCAATCAAAAGACAACATAGAGATAAACCGAAAGTTATATTTAAACTACAAAGAAGTTAATATCAAACAGGTTGTAAAAGATAAATTAAAAGAATATGTGGGTCAGGCAAATCAACTAAGTCAAAGCAAAACCGACTTATACACCAAAAAACACAAACCGAAAACCACAGAAACCAACACATCGGTAAAAACAAAAATTACTAAACGTGTAGTTAACAAGTGGAGTAAACCAACTTTTGGAATTTTGTATTCATGTAATAGCAAAATATACTACCCAACCAACGATGTTATTACAATTCGAGACACTACACTTGTAGAGTATAAACGAATAAACGGAAAACTTTCAAAGTTGTCCACAAAAAAGCATTTTTTATATTACTACATGGAATACATATGTCATGTATATGGTATGTTCAGCTCAAACGAATCAGTTTTGTTTGCAAATGATAGTTTTTGTAAATCCCATGAGCAACTTGCTGATTTTTCGGAAAAGTTGAAACATATAAGCAACGGAAATATCCTTAATTTAGATGATTCTAACTTCATGTTCGTACACGAAGAGCAGAACATAAAACAAGGTGGAACTAGCAAAAAATTCTCTCCACAGGGATGCTTTTTCGTAAACACGGACTTGATTCTTAAAAAGAAATTTGATTTTTATTACAACCTATATACAAAGTTTGGGAACATGACAAACGAGCAAATTGGAGAGTATACATCAAAAATTCGTTCTATTTTTCTTGACAATTAAAAAAACGTTTAGTAGTATAGGTTCTGTGAAAAATTATACAGAAACTGAATTAGAACAAAACTACACGGCATTCCTTAAGTTTATTGAAGATACATTTACAGGAGACCGACAGGAAAAGTTGCTATATATGTACGGTACCGATGACAATTGCTTTGGTTTACGGGCATTAACTGCTCCTGCAAGTGGAACAATACATTATCACAACGCATATGACGGAGGTTATATTGACCATGTAATGAATGTGTGTCGTGCAGCTAGAGGACAAAAAGTTCTACTACAGAGTTTGGGAGCAAGAATTGATTTTACAGATGACGAACTAATGTTTTCGGCACTTAACCATGATTTGGGTAAGTTAGGTTCACTTGACGGTGAGCAATACCAACCGAATGATAGTGATTGGCACATCAAAAATCAGGGTAAGTTATATAAAATGAACACAGACATCCAATGGATGAGTGTAACAGATCGTTCAGTATTTATATTACAACACTTTGATATCAAGTATACCGAAAAGGAGTTTCTCGCAATAAAATTATCAGACGGAATGTACGATGATTCTAACATTCAGTATCTAAAATCCTTTAATCCAGATAACGGACTTAGAACTGAACTTCCACGGGTGCTTCATTGGGCAGATCATATGTCATGTGTATTAGAGAAATCACTAACAGACGAAAATTTTAAATTTGAATAGTGATATTTGACAAATTTAACATTTTATAGTATATTTATACCATAAGACAATGCTCAACTGAGATTGTCTAACGAATGCCCACATCGGGATTTGTAACTAAAATAGGAAACATAAAATGAAAAACTACGGATTACACAAGTCCAACGGAACAGGACTTAATAAACACGTTCCAACACTAAGAGACGAATTTTTGATACCATTCGACTCGTTGTTTGATAAAGTTGTAGGTCAGGCCTTCCCAAACTTTGGACAAGAGTTTGGAGTAAATTTCTTCGGAAATAGTTCATACCCAAGAGTAAATGTCGCGGATCATAAAAAAGAAATTCGCATAGAAGCTGAAATTGCAGGTCTTGCTAAAGATGATGTGTCGGTTGAGTATGAAGATGGTCTTCTTACCATTGCGGGAGACAAAAAATCAGAAATACTAGATCCAGATGTAACATATGTGTATAAAGAACTTAAACGATCTTCGTTCAAACGTTCGTTTAAAGTAGATGAAACCACATTACAGGTAAACAACATATCAGCCAAGTTTGACAACGGAATACTGAATGTTATTATTCCCAAAAAGGAAGTAGTTGAAACTAAATCAAAGAAAGTCAAAATTCTTTAATATTTGGTTTAAACTATTGTATTAATTTAAGGGGGTAATTTTTTTACCCTCTTTTTTTATAATTATATTATATTTATAGTCATTGAAGACATCACATAAAATGGAACTTGGGGATATATATTAATATGAAGGTATTTACTGCAATCATAGGAGGACTTGCACTGGCAGTAGCAGGAACTGCAGCTTTCTTTTCGGTACGAGGTATTGGTTTATTGTTTGCAGGAGCAGCCATTGCCGTTATGATAATGGCGGGTGTTCTTGAGGCAGGTAAACTTGCTATGACTTCTTTTTTATATCGTTATTGGGAACGAATTCCGAGATTGTTAAAATGGTACTGCACGATTGCAGTTGTGGTTTTAATTGGAATAACGTCACTTGGTATTTATGGATTTTTGAGTGATGCATACGATGACACTCGTTCAAGGGTGGAAATGCACGAAAGCAACATTGAAACTTTAAACAAAGAAATTGTTGTTATTGAAACTGAGATTAAAACCTTAAAGAACACAGATATCACAGTCGAGGGTAAGAAAACAGAAACAATCGCAGGTTTTCAAAAAATCTACGATGATTATGTTAGTGATAGAAGAAACAGACAAGAAGCTTTATCTTCACGGAACAAAGGTGATGCAGAAGTAAGAGCTAATCGTAGACAACAATTACTTGATCGTCTTTCAACATTAGACTCTTCAAAAACTGCAATAGAGTCTAAGGGTGGTGGGTTATTTTCAAGTAACAAAAAGAAAATAGAAGAATTAAAAGTTGCTCAACAACCAGAACGAGATTCCATTGCGTCTTCACTATCATCAATTTCAGAAGAAGAAAGTTCCGCAACAAAATCATACAATTCTGCACTTACAAAGATAGATGACGAGATTGCAACAGAATACGATAAATTTGTGGAAAAGGTAAATGGACTTCGTGATACAACAAATGATTTAGATAATGTATCTGTTATTGAAGACAAATATACCAAGATAAAATCAAATCAAGCAGATATACTTGTAGAAAAAGAAGGAATTCGTGCAACGGATATAGGAAGTTTTCGTTTTATTGCAGAATCATTTAATATGCCAGTTGATCAAGTTGTTAAGTGGTTTATTATTGTGATCGTTTTAGTATTCGACCCGGTGGCAGTTGCACTTGTGTTAGCATATAACATTATGGTAGGTGGAAAAATGACTCTGGGAGAAGAGTTACCGAAAAAAAAAATTGGATAGATAAGTTACCATTCACCGACAAGTTACAAACAGACGGTGACTTTGACGAAGAACAGGATGTTATATCAGAAACCCCAACTCCGTCTCCAACTCCAACTGAGACTCCGACTCCCGAGGAAACTCCCACACCAACTCCGTCACCAACTCCGTCACCAACTCCGTCTCCAACGGAGACTCCGACTCCTGAGGAAACTCCCACACCAACTCCCACACCAACTCCGTCACCAACTCCGTCTCCAACGGAGACTCCGACTCCTGAGGAAACTCCCACACCAACTCCGTCTCCAACGGAGACTCCGACTCCTGAGGAAACTCCCACACCAACTCCGTCACCAACTCCGTCTCCAACGGAGACTCCGACTCCGTCTCACATTCCAAGTTTGAAACCAACATCCCAAGAAGATGAAAATGTTATGTCAACACCGATGTATAACACAGATGACCCAAATATAGCAGGACCTTACTATGTTCCGTGGAAAAAAACATCAATGGAGGCACATGACAAATATTTTGCAAAGAAGATATATAGAAAAAATTCAGGTGAATATATACCTGATAGCACTCTCGGAAATGTACCTACTAATAATGACGAATAAAATATATATATACTTATATTTATTAAACACTTGACTTTTCCCACTATATTCCTATAAACTTCATTATGTACATTAACATATATTTAGTTTTTTCTGCCATACTTCTGTTCATTATATTAATTTATATAATAGTAAATTTGTATAAAAAAAATTCAACATACGAAAATTGGGTATACGAATTAAACGAATCGTTGTCCGACGTTTTACGCAATTGGAATACAATTGACTCCAAGCAGATGTTTGAAAAAGATGACGAAGTTGGTGTAGTGTATGAAGGAATTGATGATATCATGAAAGACATAGAAACAAGGACAACCAAAAATGGCTAACAAACAGAAACAAACAGAAACCAAACCAGCAGAGGTTACGGAAGTTAAACGGGTAATAAAACGCAGACGCAGAAAAAAAGGCAAAGGTAAGCAATACTTCACACAAGAAACTGAAGATGCAATTGTAGAATACAATGGTTCTGAAGATGTAAAGATTAGAAATGATATATACAACGAACGAATACGATACGCATTTGATAAACTAGCCGAAAACATTTTAAACACATTTAAATTTTCTTATTTTCAGTGTAGTCACGAAGAAGTACAACAAGAGGTTGTCAGCAACTTGGTTGGCAACATACACAAATACAAACAACAAAACGGAAAGGCCTTTTCATACTTTTCAATTATAGCAAAAAATTTCCTAATTTTATACAACAACGGAAACTATAAAAAATTCAAAAGACACATGAGTGTGGACGATGATGAAATTGTATATGAACGAAAAGAATTAACAGTAAATCCAAAAAATGAAGTCAAACTGAAAGAGATAAATGAATTCATCAGATTAATGATAGAGTATTATGACACAAATCTGGAAAATATGTTTAAGAAACCACAAGAGTTAAAAATAGCAGCTGCAGTTGTAGAAATATTTAGACGATGTGATTCAATTGAAAACTTCAATAAAAAGGCAATATATTTGTATATTCGTGAAATGACAGATTGTAAAACTCAAAACATTACAAAGGTTGTAAATAAAATGCGTGATGTGCAAAAGACTATAACAAAGTCTTATTTTAAAAACGGATACATTGATAAGAACTGAAGATTCTAAAAAATATATACATCCATATTTATATTTACTATGGATTCAGATACAGAAATTTTTAAAGGAAAAACATTTTCCTCTTTGGTAAAGGACATTTATTTCAACTCTAGTCACAAAAAGGAGCAAATAAATCAACTTATAAAAGACCTAAGAGAAATGGTCAAAGACCTCGGGTCGGCAACAGTTATAGCTCCTATGATAAAAGACTATATTGATGTGGGTATAAAAAACGATGATCAACTCGTTAAATTATCCGCGGTTCTACAAAGATTTATAGCTGGAACTTCGGGAGGAGGAGATGACGGAGCAACTGGTGGAGGGCTGTCCGATGCAGAAAAAGAACAACTACTTTCTACTGTTAAAAAAGAACTAGATGATCTTGAAAAGACCAACTCTGTTGTGGAAAAAACACTCGATAACGCAGACGTACCAAACGAAGAAAAACTAATTGGATAATAACGATTTATGGCTTATACCAAGTACATAAAAAAATCAGTAACAAAGGAGTTGAATACCAATCATCTGGTAACTCACAGACATCTGGTGAGTGGAACTCCTGATAATACTGAGTTTTATGAAATGGAACCTGGAGTGGTTGTGGATGTAATACGAGATGAAAACCATCCCATATTTTCTGACGAAGAGTTAAAACCGGAGATTTCTCCTGATGAGTGGCCTGCCGGATTTAATTCCGATGGGCAGGTAGATTATTCATGGATAGGTAGAGTTAAAGTGCGTTTGTTGTATAGTCAAAACAAAGCACCATTAAACGAACTATCGTGGGCGTTACCTGTGGATGGAACAATAAAAGAATATCCACTATTAAATGAAACTATAATTGTCACCAAATATGTAAACAACTTATATTATACACGTAGATTAAATTCAAGAAACTTTTTAAACAACTCAGCTGACTTTAGAACAGAACCAAGATTCGGTGCAAATAATCGTCTAAATTCTAAAAATTGTCCCAACTTAAAAGGTGCATTGAATTCATCTAATATCAGTAAAGCATCAAATCAATATGGTCAATATCTTGGCAAGTACTTTAAAGCAAATAACCGAGTTAGACCACTTAAAAACTTTGAAGGGGATACCATTATAGAAAGTCGGTTCGGTTCTAGTATTAGATTTGGTTGTTATGAAGATAATCCTGAAATTGATGTAGGATCTGCTACTGGTAGTGGAGATGCGTATGATTCCAATTTAGGCAATCCGATGATTATCATTCGCAATAGGCAACACCCAAGAGGGGGTGACGAGGAAATTTATTCACATACTATGTTAGAAGATATCAATAAAGATGGTTCGTCTATTCACATAACCAGTGGTAAAACAATAAGTAAATTTGCTCCTACTTTGTCCGGTCCTTCTGATGACAGTGGTGGAGCAAAACCAAAGGGATTTGGGGGTCTTTCAAAATTAGCAAACTCTTCGGTTGGTACGGGTATAGATCCTGCCAACATGGTTGCACAGACGGGGGCAATGACATCAGCAGCTGGAGCAGTGGGGCAATCGGGTCTCAATTTAGCAGAAACTGCCGGAAATGCATATGTCGACCAACAACTTGCTGGTCCAATGGCAGCTGCTCAGACAGGAGCTAGTGTGGCACAGGGAGCATCTTCGGCATCCGGTAGTGGAGGGGGTGGAGGAGGAACATCCACCTCGGACAGAACAGGACCAACCGCAGCTGCACAAAAAGCATCGCAGGGAGACTGGTCCGGATCAATTGGTTCAAGTATGGGAACTGCGGTAGGACAGGAAAACGGTGCAAAAGTGGGTGGTCGTTTGGGAAACATGGGAATTGAAAATGCTTCCAAGTTGGTTAAGGTTGAGGGTGTGTCAACAGGTGGAGTGGGGGTAGCATCTGCAACAGCTTCAATTGGGGGAAGTGTAGGATCAACCGGAGTTTCCGGAGCCACAACTCATTCTATCGGAACATCTGCGGGTAAAAAAACCTTTATGAAGGGTGTGGGTCTTGGAAATTTCTCACTAAACTCCACATATGAAAGTGGAATTATAGGTGCAATAAAAACTGCAAACAAAGTAGGAAAATCTACCTTATTAAAAAAGACAAAGGCAGGACGAGCTTTATCCGCTGCATCTTCCCTCGGAATTGGAATTCCGGGTGCGGGTGGTCTAGGTATAAACTCAGGTGATAGTTCTATGTTCAAAATTTTCAAATTGGCATCATTTGGTGTTCGTTCCATATGTGCAGGTTTGAAAAATAAAAATGATTTTGGATCAGACACAGAAGAATCCCTCGGGTGGTTACTTTCGTTTGGGATCAATCTGGAATTACTTGCTCTACTTATGGCAATTTTTGATAGATTGCGAAATCTAAAATTTAATTTCGGTTCTATGTTTTCATTTGATTTAGATAGTCTTACATTTGATTTATGTGATTGGATGAATCAAGTTGAGTTCGGTTCGTCATTAACTGACACACTAAAAGGAGAAGCAGGAAAAATGCTTGGTGGGGGTTTGACAGGAAGTGGTTCTTCCGGAGCAGGATTGTTGGGAGGAGTCGGTGCAGGATTATTAGGAGGACTAACAGGATCAGCTTCAAACAAAGATAAAACAAATGCCCTGGGGAAAGATTTATCTGCCAAAGGAACACTTGGTGCGTTCACAAGCAGGGATTCTGACTTTGGTCAACAATTTCAATTAATAACAGACGAAGAAAAGGAACAACTAAAGGCATCCGGTATGAACTTTGGGTCAATGGGGTTATCGTTAAAAAAAGGAAATAGTCAAGTAGCCACGATGGGATTTGATCCGTTAACTGGACTGCTTAGAAAGAAATCTCCCGGAGGAGCAAGTACATTTAGTGCATCCGTTGATCCAAGTGCAGCTAGTTCATCTAAAGTGGCCAGCAACTTGGGAGCAATAAGTTATATGTCTGGTGGAGGGGGAATACAATATGGATCGTCTGTTGATGCCATTAACGAACGAGATGCAACCAAAGAAATAAAAGACCCAACAGGAACTTCACCACAAACAACAACGGGTTCAACAGATACAGCCACAGGACCTTCAACAACAGGCCCGGATTCGTCAACTGAAGAATCTGTACCAGGATCACCAACTCCATCTTTTGGTGGACCCGAATCATCACCAAGTGGAACGTCACCATCAACCGGTGGAACAACTGGTTCTGTTTCATCTCAACCAACCCAAGGTGGTTCTCAACCATCTAGTTTAGCATCTGATCCATCTACACAATCTTCTCCAGTTGCACCAACAACAACAAGTCCATCTGCATCAAACGGAGTTCAGGCTGCCCCACCTATGCCAGATTCGGTCAATTCGTTTCACACAGGTGAGAAAATAACAGCTGCTGACTTAGCAGGAACACCACTCGCAGGTGCTGACTTAAATGCAGTTGCTTGTTTAGCACCCGCTGATCTTGCTATGTTAAAAGATACAAAAGCAGTTGCTGATTCTATTCAACAAGCAACTGATGCAGCTAATCAAGCATTTGATGCTAAACTGGAACAAGCAGAAACTGAGGCACTTGCAGAGGGTGGGGGTGAACTTATATTTGGTGGCCAACTTCCAAAATTAGACGGAAATCAAATAATACTAAACTCAGACCGGGTTTTAATTTCTTCAAAAGTTGGAGAGATGGTCAGTTTCTCGAAAGGAAAATACGCAGTAGCTACGGACGGAGAGTTGACAATGAATGCAGTAAGTCGAATAGTAACCGTCACAGCTGAACACACTTCGTTGGTTTCCCCTACAATTCACCTTGGAGATTATGTTACAACCAGACATCCTGTACTAAAAGGAGACGCTGCGGTTTCTTGGTTGAATTCATTGTGTGGTTGGTTGGGTTCTCATACCCACCACGATCCATACATATCAACAAGCAGCTCAGCTCAACAAGGACAATTATCCGGATTAAAAGCAACTTTGCCTACATTATTAAGTACACGGGTATTTATAGACGGATAATATGTATATAGATATATTTATAATTATGAAAAAAGAACAACTAACTAATCTAATAAGAGAAGCGGTGAGAGCAGAATTGAAATCTTTTCTACCCAATGTGCTGAAAGAACTCAATACACTCACCAAACAACCCAAGAACAATGCTGATTTAGTTGAAGTTACAAGGAAATCACTGAAGAAAGTTCGTGCAGATAAACCAATTAAATCTAACACAAACTATAAAACATATTCTAAAAACTCTGCTATAAATGATATACTGAATGAAACAGTAGGTGGAATACCACAAGAAGGGGGTGTGTCATCTGGAATAAATGAAGTTAAAGATTTTCAAGGTCAGGTCGTTGATGTTGACGCATTACCTGATCATGTTTCCAATGCACTAACCCGGGATTATTCGGCAGTATTAAAAGCAGTTGATAAAAAACGAGGAAACATTAAATGAGTGGAGATGGTTTAGGTATAAAACTACCCTACACACGCAGTAACAAAGAAGGGTATTTTGCTCAAGTTGAAACTGAACTTGACAAAGCAAGAACCAACTTAACGATGTTGTTGATGACATCAAAGGGTGAGCGACCGATGATGCCCACATATGGAAGTGATTTAAAAAAAATACTATTTTCTCAAAACACAGAAGGAGCGGTTGATGTTGAATTTGAAGATGCAGTTGTTGATGCAACATCAACTTGGATGAATAGTGTGGTTATCACGGACGTAAAGATAAACCGAGATCCTATAAACAATCCATATCAAGCAGAAATTAAAGTGACTTTTGAACTAACAAATCTACCTGACTCAGAACAAGAGTTGGACTTACAAATAGAGGTTTAATTATGACAACCGATATGGACATATTCGCAAATAAAAAAGGTAAAGATATAAATTACCTTAGTAGAGACTTCAACTCTTTTAAATCAAGTTTGGTACAATATATAAAATCATACTTTCCTGGATCATACAAAGACTTTAGTGAAAACTCAACAGGAATGATGTTTGTAGAATTATCTGCGTATGTTGGTGATGTTTTGTCTTATTATATAGATTATCAATTTAAAGAGGGATTTTTGCAATATGCAAGTGAACGAAATAACATAATGACACTTGCGGGTTATTTAGGATACAAACCAAAACCATCGGTTCCTGCATCCACAAATATTTCAGTTATGCACATAGTACCATCAAAACTTGATAGCATGGGAAAGAATATTCCAGACATGAAATATGCATTAAATATTGAAGCTGGTATGGAAGTTAGGTCTGGAGATAATTCTGATATTGTGTTCAGAACAACCCAACCAGTAATCTTTGCCGAAAATACCCAAGACTCTCCATTAACCATTAAAGTTTTTCAAAGAGATTCTTCTGGTCAACCTGTGTATTACTTGCTTAAAAAACTTGCCCATGTATCAAGTGGAACTTTAAAAAGAAAAGTTGTTCAAGTAGGTGAGGCCTCTTCATTTTATGAAATAGAGTTGGGTGATACTAATGTGCTGGAGGTGGTTTCTGTAAAGGACTCTGATGAAAATGCTTGGCACGAAGTTCCCTATCTAGCTCAAAGCACGGTGTTGATAGATGAACCAAACAACTCAAGAAATAGTCCACTTTATTCTAAATACGCAACAACGGTTCCCTATGTATTGCGATACATGAAAACCTCAAAAAGATTTGTGGTACATACAAATACAGACAACACAACCACAATTGAGTTTGGAAAGGGTGATGATAAAATTGACGATGAACTTATAGTCCCGAGTATGAGTAATGTGGGTCGTACTATCAATACAAATCGTTCTATTTTAGACATGGGTTACGACCCAAGCAACTTTTTGAAAAACGATTCATACGGAGAAGCACCATCCAACACAGAATTGACAATTGATTATTATGTGGGAGGTGGTGCGAGCTCCAATGTTGCAAGTAACACACTTAACAACATCAGTCTCGTTTCATATGCCGAGTCAAATGAATTTTTAAATGCAAACGAACGATCCACATTAGAAGGAATTAAAAATAGTTTAAAAGTAAACAACGATGAACCTGCACGTGGGGGTAAGGGTGCTGAAAGTGATGAAGAAATAAGATTAAAAGGTTTGGCCTCTTTTCCTGCTCAACTTCGTGCAGTTACTAGAGAAGATTATGTTATTCGAGCATATTCTATGCCAGCAAAGTTTGGAAGTGTCGCGAAGTCGTTTGTAACAAAAGACGGAATTTTAGATACACAATCTCAACTTGATATAATTAAAACAAACGAAACGAACCAAGATATATCACCCGAATCAATAAATACCGTATACGGAGAAGTGAATAATCCGTTTGCGATAAATATGTATGTACTTAGTTATGATGAAGATAAGAAACTAACACAACCCAATGAACTTGTTTTCAAAAATCTAACAAGATACATGACACAATATAGAATGTTAACTGATGGACTAAACATATCCAGTGCGTTTATCATTAACATCGGAATATATTTTGAAATCTCTGTTCTTCATAACTTTAATCAAAAAGAGGTTCTTGATAACACTATGGTTGAACTAACAAATTATTTTGAGATAGATAATTGGCAAATTTCACAACCAATTGAAATTAGTAGTTTAGAAATAATGATTTCAAAAATAAACGGAGTTCGTACGGTGGGCAACTTGAGGATTGTAAACCTTACATCAAATGATGGAAATTATTCCGTAAACGAATATGACATAGAGTCGGCCACCATTGGTAAGATATTATACCCATCAATGGACCCATCAATATTTGAAGTAAAATTTCCTGGTAGAGATATAGTTGGGAGGGTTGTGTCGTGAATATATTTTACAACCCAGAAAAAGATTCAACGATTTATAGTCAGTCAGCAATCAGAGAACTAAACTTTGGTAAGTCCGAGATATTAGAATTAAAAAACTCATGGTCTGTGGGAAGAGGAACGGGTATATCTAGAATTTTGTTGCAATATAACATACCATTCAATTTAGAAAACTATCAAGACTTTGAACATCTCAAGTTTTATTTGGAACTGAAAATAACTCAATCTGAAGAATTAACAGATACAACTCAAATATCTGCATTTCCTATATCTGATTATTGGCAATCAGGAATTGGAATCGGTTTAGATGCCGATCCTGTTTATCAACCGGTCAACTGGATATACAAAACAGATTCAGAAAAATGGGAGTCTGAAGATGATGAGGGTGGGGGTTCTTATTACACACACATTGAACGATGTGGTGAAGACAAAATCCCAATTTCATGCACATATACATTTTCACAAAAAACATCGGACGTTAATTTAGATGTGACATCAATTGTAAAGTGTTGGATGCTAGGTGACATCCCAAATAATGGATTTTTAATAAAATTCACCCAAGAAGGTAGAACCGAACGAAATCAATCTATAAAGTTTTATTCTAGTGACACCAACACTATATACTCTCCACGACTAAGAGCTGCATATTTTGATTACGTAAGTCAACAACCAAACACACCACCTTCAAGTGAATCGGGTAGTTTATCAGGAACACTACAACAACTTAGTATTTCTAACCAACCAACTTCAGAAGTTACTGATTACGATCTTGGTTGGGAACGGGTTATTGTTGGTTCGTGTGAGACTATATTGGATCATACAAATGTAATCAACAAACCAACTCCATCTTTAACTGGAGATATCGTTGCCAAAATAAAAACTATTAGGAAAAAATACTTCAACAACGAGCAAATAAAGTTCAATTTGTCGGTTAGACACAAACACCCAATCAAAACATTTTCTGACAAAGCAACATACTCTGGTAAAAATATAGTAGATGCTGATATGTTTTACAGCATAAGAGATGCAGAAACTCAAGAGGTTATAGTTGGTTTTGATGAATATTCTAGAATAAGCAACGACTCTGCTGGTCACTTTTTTATACTAGATTTAAGTGGACTTCATGTGGGTAGATACTATGTGTTTCGTTTATTGGTTTCTGGTGAAAATGGAAACGAAATTTTTGAAGACACACGAACATTTGAAATCGGAAGTTAATAGTGAGAAAATTGCCAGAATATTTAAAAGAAGAAGATTTCAACCAAACTGAATTACAAAAGTTATTAAATTCGGGTGAACTTGAGAATGATATAGATTCGTTTAATACAATAAGTTTTTCAACGGAAACCACGAACCAGGATTCTAAACTCGAAAACTATATAATGCTTATTCCGACAGAAAAACGAAAGGCGATTCCACCACAACTTGAAACTTATGTACCAACTGTTGTAACAGATTTTGCAGGTGATATCGCATCTAATCCGGATGAGGATGTACAATTACTTGATGAACTAGAAAACTTAGAAGAAGAAATGGACAACATGATAACATCTGAGCAAATGCTACAAGCACAAATTGACGAACTAAGCAACAGACTAGATACAGAAATAAGCAACACTGTTAAAGAAAAAGAAACAGCGGCCGAAACATATTCAGCAGCCAAAGACATTATCGTATCACAACGAATTGCAGCTGGAGAGGGAAATTCTCCACAAGAGTTTAGTGATGTATTTCCGTTTTTACCAATAACCGCAGAAGAAAAAGCAAACCAAGTACCTGACCCTCTTCCATTTATGGGTGGATACGAATAAGGATCAATAAAATATGCCTGATTTTTTACAGTATATACAGGATACTCCTTACGAGAAGAAACGACTAACTCGGGGGTATGATGTAGATGAATCTACTTTATCTATCGGATTTGCTGAAGAACCAACTCCTTATGACTTTGGATTATCTCCAAAAGACTCAATAGAATTTTCAGTTTATTCTTCAGATGGAATAAAACTCGCATGGAAAGTCGTTGATGATGAACCTAACTATGAAATCATAAACTTAGATTACACCAATATGTCTGATGAACGTGTTGGTGGGCAGGCCAGAATATTTACTAAAAACTATCCTACCATTGACGGAAGTGTTGTAGTTTCACCCAGTATAGATGCCAAATCGGTTGGAATAGATTCTGGTTATTATTATATGAGGTATTCGTTTGTAAACGATATAATTGGGTCTTCGGCAAATAAAAGTAAGTTGTTGATAAAGGATATATCAAACTCACGAACTGAAATAAAAGTTATACCTGAGTGTTTAAAAACCTCAAACCGACCCGAGGATATTTCTCTATCATTTGAATACGAAAACTTTTCAAACAAAAGACTACCGGTTTCTCATTTGTACAACTTTACAGAAAAGTTATTAAAACCAACTAATATAATAGCAAACGAATTTGATGAGAGTTTATCTGAATTACTCACAGATTATGAAACTTCTATGGAACTGGCCATGGAAATGCTGGGCAACACCGACCGAAAACAAGTGTTTATAGAAATTGAATCGGTTAGAAAACGTGTATTTGAACTGTATAAAAACACATTGTTATCAGAATACAATGAAGTATATTCTAGAACAGACTTTTATGTACAATATATAAATTCAATAAACTATGAGATTTCAAAGCAGAAACGATTAGCAGATTCAGAGGTATCACCACAGATTATTGATTTATATAAATCTGTTTTGATAATTTTATTTGACTCAGATTACTTGAATACTCTATTTGTTGACCGATTTGAAATGTATTTTAATAATTACATAAACTTTGGTTCGGCCGAGAGTTACCCCATATTGTCAGTCTCTTCTGCAAATGAAAACATAGGAGATGTTGAAAAACACGTTCCTATGATAATAAAACTATCAGAACCATTGCCACAAACAATAACAACTGGTAATCGTCTTTATATATCAAACAAACTATATTCAGATGATGTGGTGCAAAAAGTAAATTATTACCAAGAAATAAAATCTAATTTAACAAAACTAAGAGGACCAAACCGATCACAGGTAGTTTCAAATTCTGGTACAAAGGAATATACAAAAGACGAACTACAAACGGAGTCGGGTACATCTGAAATAGATTCCACCACCATCGCGATGTCATCTTATTTTAATTCCAATATTAATAAAGGAATGACAAAGTTTGATGAGTTTTCCGACTTTGTAAAGTTTTCATCTGCAAAGGGTCAACTTGATGTGTTTATTCAAAAGTTCTCAAAACTATCTAAGTTGATAAATACAATTACTTCATATGAATATTCAATTGAGGTTATTGATAAAAAAATAGAAGACAACAAATTACCAGATACCCAGTCATCCCGATCATCTATTTCAATTTTACAAAGAATTGATCTTAAAGAAAAACTTACTGAACTAGACAATGAACTACTTATGTTGTCTGATTACGAACGATTTTTATTTTACACAGAATCTGTTCGTGCATATCCACGAAGCACCGATTTATATATATCAAAAATAACAGGATCAAATAGACTTGCCAATGGTCGGTACGTATCGTATGGATATTTTAACGATAAAACTTCGTACAAGCACTGGTTGGCTGATTGGTTTTTTTGGTGGGACTCACAAACATATCAATGGGTGTTATCAGACACACAATACACAAAGGGTGGTGTATTCTTCGCAGTAAAAAGTGAAACATATTTTTACGAAGCTGAAGCAAAGTGGTCTGATACAAATGAGTTCGAAGATGATGTTATTCTCAAGGTTTCAAAAGAAACTATTGAGTATGGTCCTGAAAAAGGAAAACTTGCTCCTGAATATGTAACGGAAGATGTAGCTGATTGGTCTAAAACAAGTTTGGGTTATAAGTGGTACATAGACATGGCAACCGAGGCAACTTATTACGACAAAAGCAACGATGACTATTTAGCATTAAACATACCAGAGTTTTTAATAAGAGATGATTCCAACGAAGATTTCATAAAGTTACTTAGTGCAGTTGGTTTAACATTTGATACAATTGATAACTACATCAAAAATATGGGGAACTCACGCGAGGTCAGAAACGATCCTAACAAGGGAATTTCCGATGATCTTGTGTATTACTTTTTAAATGCATACGGAATGAGTGTGTCGGGTAAAAACACCCGTGCCGATCCAGCTTCAAAGTTAAAACTAAAAGACGAAACCAGTTCCGAGTACAAAAGAACACAGACCTGGAGAAGAATGCTAAATAACTTAGCATACATACTAAAAACAAAAGGCACACGTGAAGCAGTAGAAGCACTTATCAAGTGCTATGATATACCAGAACAACTTTTCGTTACACGTGAGTATGGTGGCTCTTCATTAGAAGACTCGTCCACAAAGTTTTCGGAATTTTCATTTGATACATATGATTATAGATTATCAATTCAAGAAGAAGATGAGTATGTACAAGTTCCTTGGAATTACAATGATTTAAAACCAAAAGCACTTGAATTAAAATTGCACATACAATCAACTGCATCATTGACACCCAAGTTTTATGAAGTCGAGTTTACACCTATAATTGAATGTGGAGATTGGTCGTTTGGAATAAAACGAAACACATCAAATTCTGACGGGTGGTGGAGGTTTTACATAAACTTTGCGGGCAACATTACTTATGGTGCTGACCAAGATTCACCATTTGACGCAGTAATACCACCAAATGACAAAGACCCGTTGTATATGCACCAGGACGATGGATACGACATACTCATACAAGTTTCTGACAAATACAAAGGCCTTAAAAGAAAAATGTTGTCTGTTTATGTCAAACGGCAGAATGATGGAGACCTAGTTTTAGAGGAAGTGGTGGATGTCTTAATTGACGAGACATCATACATTAATTTTTCAAAACCAACCGATCTGTTCATCGGAAATTACACAGGAGGTGCGTTTCAGGGTGAAATCGATAGACTGAGAATTTATACGCACGAAATAGAAGAAGAGGATTTTAATCAGCACATAAAGTTCGGTCAGTCTTATAGTTTACGAGTTACTGATAAGTCACTGGAGGATACTCTCATATTTAAAACTAACTTTGATTATCCACACGACGTTTCGTACTCTTCAAACTACCAATATGGGTATGGAATAATTCCCAATTCTTCTTTAAAAGATAGTCACTCTAAGCATTTAAAATGTTACAACTTTAAGAAAACAGAGTATCCATATAATTTCGTTGGTTCTTACAAAAAAGAGTTCGCAGAACTTCCTGCATTTGGTGCTCAGGTTTTCAACAACAAAAAAATTCGTATAGAGGAACAAGAAACAACTGCAAATCTAAATCCGTTTAGTCGTGTAACGAAACGTTCACTTGATCGTGTTGGTATTGATACTAATAAACTTGGTGTGTTTTTTGGAAAAAGTGTTTCATTAAACGAAGAGATTATTAAATTTTTCGGAAAAATAAAACTTGGTGATTTTATAGGAAACCCAGAAGACTACAACAAGAAACAATATACAGAACTCACCAAACTTAGAAAGATATTTTTTAAACACGGATTTGGTAAGGTTGATTGGTATGATTACATAAACCAACTCAAGGGATATTTTGATGAATCCTTTTTTGAAAATTTAGAAAGATTGGTTCCTGGTAGAACTACATTAACGAGTGGGTTGTTGATTGAACCACTTTTATTGGAACGACCAAAAATAAAAGGTACGGAAATAAAAACAGACATTGAATCAAATGTTGACAGATATCAAGTAATAGAACCAACTGAAAAAATAAAACCACTTAGAAATATCAGGTTGTCTGCCAAGTTAAAAAATAAGAATATTGTTCAGTTTTCAAATGCGTCTGTGTACGGAGACCGAAACACAGACACCAATGTTACTTGTTTGAGTTCAAAATTTTTATATAAAAAAATTAAAGGAACGAGTTATTCAACTGACCTCTTTGCTAATGTTGATTATTCTTATTTAACTGGAATTTGTTCTAATTTTGGTCATACAACATTTGACGGAATTACATACCGGGTTGAAAACGAAGATTTCAAATTAGCACACAATAATAAGTTTTTAAGTGGGTTAGTTGATTACACAATAGCTAATAAAGTTAAATTGACTCTGACGTTCGTAGAAACCCGTACCTCAGTCGAAGCTCACTTTTCAACTGCAATGGGTGAGTATATATCAGATAAAAATGTTAATGGAGCAAGGTTGTTTATAAACTCAGCTCAAACTTGGTTTATATATTATGAACCATATATAACTCGTTGGGTTTTGGTTGATGTTGACCCACGACAAACCACAGACACCCACGAACTTCTACCAGATGGTTCGGCCAGAAGAATGTATTCAACCACCACTGGTGGAACATTTCCCACCGAGTTTACTATAAATGCGTATACAGAAGTCAACTCTGTTTTAACAGGAAATTACGAAGGGTGGCACGGGATGTTCCGGTCACAAGGAACAACCGGCACAACACCACTTACACGAAACCGAGAATACAAAACATCCTCGGTGGTAGAAATCCTAAATGACAAATTCATTAATATATCAGGGGAAGTTCTTGGTGTATTAGAGTGTGAGGTGACAGGAAGTTTTAACGGAAAATATAATGAAGTAACAGACGACGGTACCGTTATCTCTCATAAACATGGCAGTTATTTATTTAGAGGATCAAAGAAAACACTAAAATTGGAAGGACACTTCACCGGAACACTTGCACACGGATTTGTTGGTTCTAAAGAAACACGTTCTGAGTTTGTGGTTAAAAACGGATATGTAAATGCAGAAAGATTCGGTGGTTGTTATTTTTCAAACAAAAAAATGTACGGTCCGGTCAACGATGTAGTTGAAGATGATCTGCGTTATACTAATTTAAATTTAGATATTTTTGATTCAACTAAACTGAATCAAACAACACAGAGTTTTAAAAACATAAAACTGGTACCTGTTCCATCTCGGATTAAATATGATATAATAAACGAATCGGTTGAAATAAAGAAAAAAGTAAACATTGAACGAAATTCAACAAATAAAGTTTTTTACGAAAATGGAATACGAACAAGAAAAACCCTCGGAACATATACAAATTGTTTTTATCAAGAAACTCAAGATGACATAATACCTGCACTGTATCACAATGTTCAACTAAAACTAAAAACAAAACTAAAAACAAATCACATCAGGAACATAAAGATTTTGGCATATACATCTGATATGGCCAAACCGAGCACTCAGCAGAACATCTCGTATGTCAGAAAATTTAAAACACAAGTAATTAAAAACGAAACCTATACTATAAATCTTGGCTTAAATTTCTATTATAAAATGGAAACTGATTCGTATAAGGTAGAACCTGTGATTTACTCACGTGGCAGAGAGTTAACAGAAAACTCATTTTATAGTATAAAGTATGATCAGTATGGTGATTCAATTTCTGAAAAAGAAAACTTTTGGGATTCTGAGATGTGGAGTGATCTTGACGATATATACAATAAGTCAGACTATGTGTTTGTTATGACACAAGAAGAAACAAAACAAGAATTCAGAACAACTCGTAGTTCTTTGTTTTCACTTGATATAAGTGCATCACACAGAGTTTATTTTGTTGCAAACTTAAATGACCAAGAATCATCTGATATCGGATTTCATTCTCTTGACTATGTAAGTGATGCCAAAGAAACAACCCACCGAGGAGAAACAAACACACTCAATGCACAGGACCTGTATAGTCGCATAGACAATTACATATACACAGAACAGGATGAGGGAGTAACATATGACAGAATTAAAATAATTCACAACCGACACTATAAAATTCATAATAACATCAAGGTCGGTGATTCAATACGACTTGATGTGTACGGAAAGAAGAAAACGAAATATTCATTGCAACTAAATCGTGAACTTACTCCCGGTGAATCTGATGATTCAGAGGCCGTCATTTTTACAAAAGAGACACTTGATTGCCACATAACTTATGACATAAAAGAAAAATTTCTGAGATATGAAGCAATCATAGAACCAATTAAATATCACGCATATTACACAACCGAGAGTCCGTCAACATATTTTCTGATAATGCCCAAGTCAGAGTATGCGGGTTTCTCTCTTGCAGGTTACAATGGTCGTTGGAAATCTGCAAATGGAACATATGCTCAAAGTCATCGGATAAACGGAAAGTACACTTATTTAAATGAAAACGGAACTTGGTTGGTATTTTGGACCACCGATACTCCAAAGTGCAACAAAGAAAATTTAAACGGAGCATGGGTCTTGGTTAAAGTAAATCCTGTGGAATTTCCCTCGTTAATACAAACCGAACTAACAAATCAGACAATATCATTGTGGATGTATGGATTTATTCCAAGTGAGTTTAATTCAGAAGTTGTGTCTAATTCGAGTACGCAAATGAACGCAACGGTGTTTAGCACAGACTATGGTTCAGGAAAACCTGCAACTGATATCAAATATGAGGCAACCGTTTCGTATACCAAAGAGTTGTGTAACGACCAGGATTATGTACAACAACAAATTAAACAAAGAAGTTCAAATTCGATTGATACCTCGTTTGTTGTAATTCCAAATAAATCTGCATTTGAATTTGCAGAAAAGCACGGTAAAAATACTCTCGGAGTTAAAGATCAAACTTTATCATGGGTATTAAGTATAAGCAGTGTTGAAAGTAAACTACCTGCCAGAGGATTATATGAAAAAATAAAACCGAGTAAAGATGTAGATGTTCAACTTGAGGTAGATTATATACAAGAGTTTGACAGAACTACTCCCGTGGTTAGGGTAATTGGTTCTGATGTTAGAACCACGGATTTTCTTATGACAGAGGGTGAATACTACCCAACCTCAGTTGAATCTAGTGGATTTCCTGTGTATAGAAATAAAAACGGATTTTTGATTCGTCGAGATAAATACATGGATGAAAGTTCCAACATGGGTTATGTTTGGTTGATTGCACAAGATTCTCAACCAATTAACACACGAACCGATGACTTGCTAAATAAAAAACGACTGGTATTCGTATCATCTGCGGGTAGTTGTACAAGTGATGACTTTAATTTTAGAGTTGGATATGACATGAATCCGAATATAAATACAAACCGAAGTCGGAATGATATGCTTGCAGGTGCATTTGAGGATTCAGTAAAACTAAAAAACCCCGACACACAAATTAAATGGGGGTACAATAGAAACGAATCTGCCTGTTCCGTGTGTGAAGATATAACCACACCTGATTTTAACATTGAGATAACTCCTGATGATATATACACATCATACGCAGGTAGGCAGAGTTATATAACAACTTATGTGGGTAGTGTTGATGCTAACATTGAATGCAACCAACTATCATGTCCTCCTGATGTGCTAAAATTCCAAGGAGACTATACAAATGCCGATTCGGTTTATTGTGATAGTTTATTGTGCTATGATCAAGTCGACGGAAACTCCAGATTCAAGAAAACCGAAGCTGGGTGGGTGATTGAAGCTTCTATGGTAGGAACTGGAGGAGATTTTTCATCTTATGTGTCTAGTAACAACTCTGACATTTCCTCTATCGGCACACAACATCAACACCCTAAGTATGGAATGTATATATCAGATGAAGGACAACATAGTTTTATTTATTATGAAAAAAATGAATATTCAGAAATTAAAATATGCATAAACTCAGATAACACCAAGTTGCATCCTAAGTTCACAAAAACAAATTACATAAAAAATGGAAGACCGGTTTATGAAAATGAAAACGAGTGGTTCATATTTTACAACAAAGAAGAAATTTCAGAAAACGAATATTGGTGTATAAGTGATACCATGTCAGACAGAAATGTAAAATATAAAGCAGACGTTCGGTGGGCAGATGAAAAAAATCATAAAGAAGGAGACAGACAATTTGATGAAGAATTTGGTGTGTACTATAAAAAGACTGATATCATTGATCTAACAGAAAAAAATGCAATCGTTGTTAACATGAAAATTAATTTGAATGTTGATAGTGCTCGTAATATATTAGCACTGGACGAATACGATTTATCATCGTTATCATATAAATTAACATATGACGGTGTCCGACAGATAGAATCAAACATTCTTGAAATACTTCCGATTATGAGTTCGTCAAAAAATCAAATTATATCAGAAATACCATTGTCAGTTAATTACAGACCCGAGATGATGTACGGAGATTATCCTAAATTGCTGGACATCGAATTTGAAACTAAAGGAAATTACGATTACAACTCTACAGACAAAACTCCCATAACTTTAAAAATAAAGTCTCTTGGCAATGTGAAGTCGTTTAACTTTGATGTTGATCTTAAAAACTCGTACTCTCGTCTTGACAAAGTTACACATCAGTCATTTAACTTGTTAATTAAAAATAACCCAAGTAATGATGATTTAGATGCAGGATTTCTTGCGATTGATCCTGAGTTTGAAAAATATTATGTAAACGAATTAGAATATGAATTGGATGTTGTCGTAAAAACTACACGTGAACCAATTACTGTCATTAAAAATCTAAAAAAAGTTGATCAACAAGTTAGTTTTTGTGAATTGTTTGAAGATGATGGAGATGAATCTGACCGAGATATAGTAATAAGTTTTTCCGAAAATTTAAATTATACAATTGATAAACAATATTCACTCACGGATGTTACTAAAGTAAAAGTAAATAATGATTTAGTTGTACGTGGACGATCAAAGGAACATATATCATACAAAAGAAAAAGAACTAAACGAAACTCGGTAAATACTGTGAATTCAACTGTCAACCTTGACGGTGGTGTGCTTGATTTTACGTCACCGGTTGTACGAACAAGAAGTGTACTCCCACGGACAGGATATGACTCTGGTGCACCTGATTCTTTTTGGTTTACGGATGAAACTCCAGTAACTAAACTACCGACACAAGAACCCGTTATAGTACGCAATGGTGTATATGATTTACCACACGATGTGTTGGATAACTTGGAATTTTATTATTCATTCAACAACGAAGATTCGGAGTTTGTTGGAAATTTAGAAACACCCACCCCATCTCCATCTGCCACAGAAACACCCACACCGTCACCCTCCCCAAGTCCATCTACCACAGAAACACACTCACCAACCCCAACCGATGACTAAATTATATAAAATAAAAGATATAACAGAAAAGGTTACCGATGCCACATTGTATGGTGATGTAGCGAGTTCAAAAGCAGATGACGCAGATACGAATTTTGCCATTTTAAAAAATCTAAGTGATCAAACCAACGACACACCACCAACTGAACGTATGGAAATCAAAAACTCAGATAACTCTGAGTTATTTAATACAAACAATTTAACACTATCATGTTGGATTTATTTAACCGGTGAATCTGAAGAAAGTTGTGGGGTGATAACAAATGGAGATAATACCAACCGGTGTGGTTTGTTGATAAACGCAAATGCCGGAGTGGGAAACGATGAAGAATCTGGTATAATTGGATATACATGGAAAAACTCACAAGAGCAAAATTCAGAAGGAGATAGTGTGTGGTCACAAGAAGACAATCCGTTCGGTGAGTTGACTATACCAAAAAAGAAGTGGACGCACATAGCAATTATGATTTATTCGTCAGGACGGGCTCGTCTTTTTATAGATAACATATACAAAGCATCTTTTGATGAGGGGGTTGTTCGTGATAGTGTTTCATTTTCTAAAATAGAACTCGGAAGATTTAATGGATATGCAGATGGATTGATGTGTTTTTCTACTACACTTGATTATGGAAATGTTGATATAGATCAAGAAGCAACCTCCGATTTCTCTTATTTATATTACACAAGTCGCACAAATCCACGAAGTCCTGTTGTAGAAACACCGATAGTTACTCCCAAACCAACGGCAGATAATATACCATTTTTTTATATGCAACCAGAAGAATACAATGAAGCAGCTGCTTTGTATGAAGAAAACACTGCTAAAAAAATTAAAAGTGGGATGTTTAAAAAAGATGTCCTTGCAGGACAAACACAAGAAGCTTTAATGTTACAGAAACATCCTATCGCAGGTGGTCCTAATGATAAAACACGGGTTTATGCAGATAATAAGTTCATGTCGTTCACAGGAGAACTCAGGAAACTGTAATTTGTGGGTTTATTAAAGAATAAAAACCTAATATATAAATATTTATTAAAAAGGAAATCTAGATATATATATTGTTATGGGTTATTTAAATAATGAAACTATTACGGTCGAGGCAACTTTGACCAAACGAGGCAGAGAATTACTTGCATCAGACTCCGGTTTGAATATAACAAGTTTTGCACTGGCAGACGATGAAATTGATTACAAGTTATACGATCCCGAGCATCCAGGTGGTTCTCAGTATTACGATGCAGCTATAAGAAATATGCCAATATTTGAACCATTGGCAGATGAAACGCAGGCACTTAAGTATAAGTTGGTAACCCTTCCGGCCGGAACTCAATATATTCCGTTGATTAAGTTGGGTCAACAGAGTATAACATTAGATAAAAACTACAATGGAGTGGTGAGTATATCACCAACTACTGATCCGGTATATAATACAACACTTGGATACACGGCTGTTTTATCAGATAAACGAGTGGGATCAATAACAGGATCCGGAGTAGACGGAACTGCAGCTTCTTCCTCTGCTTTATTTTTGGGAGATACTTCAAGTGATCAAGCACAAACCGTGGTGGGTCTTACATTTACATTTCGTCCTAATTCAACTATTGACAAAGATAGAACTGCAACACTAACCATCATCGGTAATGAAAGTGGTGGTTCGGTTACAATCCCGGTGAGAGTGTTCACCGACAACTTGGCAGAAAGTGGACTTTCCGATTCATTGAGTTTAGACTCAGGATCACCAGCTAGTTCCAATTACTAAAATGATTTACAAACAAATAGAAGATTCCGATAAAGTTTTTGGTCGTTCGTTACGAATTTCCACCGGAACTTTCAACGAAGGATTTCAATTAAAAAGTATGCACATTGATGAAGATGAAGTTACTACCAGCATGGCAAAGTATATTCAATCGGGTGCAGGAACCGAGTCAAATCAAACAGACATAGATTTAACTACCCTTGACGCAGATGAACTTGAAATATTTGCACAGGGAACAAATTATGACTCGTATGAAGATGCGTTCACATTAAATGGGTATTCTCCACAAATTACTGCTACGCAAAATTACCAACATGGTCATTGGACAGATGTTAGTTATGGTGATTATTATGCCAATGTTTATGACGAACAAACCAAGATAGGTGAAATAGAAAATGAAAATGCACAAGTTCAATTTTCGGTTTCATATGGTCATAAAACTGGACAAGGAAGTAGAATAGGAAGTCGTTCATCGGCAGTTACGCAGGCAATATACAATCAGTACAGAAATATATTATTAGGTCCTGGTGATGATTCGTTTACATTTACATCTGACAACTCTGCTATGTCGGGTAAAGATAGAGATTCCTTTTTTGTTATTAACTTTTCAGCAGCTGCATTAAAAGATAGACTTGACGAAGGAAATTTAGAGTTCACTTTGAGTTTAACTGCACGATTTGAATACGACATAGACAACAACCGAACTTTCATAGAGCAAACATTTTCACAGACATTTAGAGATGATTCTAGATTTGAAACTGAAGTTCTATCTGCAACGGGTGAGAAAAAGGTAGGAAAATCATTTAACATAATTAAAGGAACTCTTGCAGATGGAGCCCCACAGACAATAGATAAGTATGCAGTTGGAACAGGTGAGGGTTCTGGTGAAGGATTTGGTTTGTTGTATCCTGATCTTGGCTTACTTCTTTTGAATCCATATGCTCTTGCGTGTGAGTTTGGTACAAAAATTGAAACTTGGTATGATGAATGGTACGCAACCAATAAAACAAATATATTCCCTGCCAGAGAAAACAACGTAGGCAGAGCAATCGCATGGCCAGGAAACATAAATCCTGATACAAACGATATAACGGTTTCAGATGATCTCAAGATGGGTATCGAACGAAATCACCAAAACTTTTTAAAATTGTTTTATATGCTAAAAAGTGGAGGGGATTTTAAATCAAGAAGTAGTGAGTTGATTCCTTCAAAGCATTATTTCATCCGAGTTAGAAACACAGATTTTAATTTTAGCAACAATCCAAGTTATATAATTCAAAATGCAGAAGCACGATCATTGGCAACATCAACAGGAATGCCACTAGAATACTATACAGGTAGATTAAGGTTTGATTCGTTTTCAAATGACCCAAAATCATATATCACTACAATTGGTTTGTATAATGAAAATAATGAATTATTGGCAGTTGCAAAGTTGAGTGTTCCTGTTCTAAAAAGTTTTGATAGTGAGACTCTCATTAAAGTAAAATTAGATTTCTAAGTATTTTTAACAAAAAATATATTTATATTTTATGATAAAGAGTTTACGTGTATCAGATAAAACCGTCAGAAAATTTAAATCAGTTAAATCATGGAGGTACTCCACAATTGACTCCATGTCTGATTTAATGCTTGAGCAAACACAAACAGACGGAACTAAAATCGCACTGAGTATAAACACAAATCAATCGATTGCGCTTGAGCAAGCATCAAATACCACAAAAGTAAAAGTAAAATTTGGTAAGAATATGCAAGATAGATTTTATCCAGATTCACATGAGTTTCATAATCCAACAACCGAACTAAAAAACACAGACGGGTCTTACTACAGAACAGTTTATTCTTCGGTTAAGCATTTATTCTATAACAAATATGGAATATATGATAACGAAGATGAAATTAAAAACCCGTTGATGGTTTTTGGTTCGGAAACAGGACACTACAAAACAACAGGTGACACAGGTGATGTACTAAGAGATAGTTCAGACCGATACGAAACCAGACGATTAACTGATAATGTATTGGTAATTGAATTTGCTAAATCTCAGTTTGGTGAAAAAATAAAACCCAACAACTTTAAGATTACCGATTATAGTTCCCCATACGGAACTATTGAAATTGTTGATGATGGTTGTACAAACCTAGTCGTTAGTAACTCTTCGTTCAATGAAATAACAGAGATATCTCATTCTAATTCCGATAAAATTGAAAATCCTGATAAATCAACAACATTCGATTCAAGTATGTTGTCGTTCGGAAAAAATATATCAGCTGAAGGTGATTATGTATTATCGGGAAGTCCAATGGATCAAGATTCACCGTCTGACTTTTTGGCAGGAAACGCATCTTTATTCAAGTACGATGTAACACAAAAACAATTTAGGTTGATTAGAAAGTTTAAGTGTCCATTTACTCAAGAAGGTCTGTTGTATGAATCTAAACAAAACTCTGATGGATTTTTAGTCACCGAGCTTGGAAATTTGGTAGCATCTGAAGATTACTCAATGAACGATAACTTTGGAGATGCGGTTGAATTACAAAATGGAACGTGTGCAATTGGCAGTTCTCGTTCCCACATAACATCTGCTTGCAACGAGTCAAGGCAAGGTCATGTATTCATATACGATATAAACAAGGGAGGAACAGAGCATTGGGGCCTTGTAAACATTTTAGAGGGAACTCCTGCATCAGAATTCGGTGCATCTATATCCGTTAGTGGAAATTTAATGGCAATTGGTGCTCCTGGTATGTACCACTGCGAAGGAGCAATATATATTTTTGAAAAGACAGTTCGTGATAAAACAACCCCTTGGTACAGAATATCAGACTCACATGATGATTTTTGTTTCAATGAACGTTCTGATAATTTTCTTGGGTTTCCTGTTTGCGACAAACTAGAAGAGTTGAACAAAACGATACACAGATGGAAAGTTGAATCTGCCACACCCGATGAATATCCACTGACTTACTTTTCTAATGATGAAGATATTTGTGAAGAACAAGAAATTGTTACATTTGACAATGAATCAGTTTCATCTCATGGATACGACACAAAACTACCTGTGTCAACATATCACGAATTTGAAAAGGGTCGTTATAGTCCAAAATATTCAGAGGGTGATGTAACTTGGAAACTCGTTACTATTGTCCGTCTTCCTGGAAGTAATATGCTTGGTCAAAAGGTTAAACTGAAAGGAAATTTGTTGGTTTCGTCTACACCTGATACAAGAACTCAAGATGTTTATGTATTCAAGAAACGAGTTAGTGAAACATCTGGATGTGAAATGTGGGAACATACTCAAAAAATTAATCACGACAAAATTTACAATTATGATAGAAATCAACTATCATTGGGGGATGGAATTGAAAATGTGGTGTATCAACTAAACAGAAGTTCTATAACACTTCGTGTTGTCAATAAACCAGCAAATACTTCTAGTGTTGGTTTTGTTTGGAACTTAAATAAAGTCTTCGGCCAAGGTGAGGACATATATCAAACTAAGATTATGCACGGAGGTACTGTAAATGAAACCGATGAGTTAACTTTAAAAGATTTACCTTACGGTGATCATGTGCTATACATAGGAAGGTATGACGGTGATATGTTGGTGGGAAACCCAACTGCGTTAAAGTTCTCCATCAATCCCACACTTGTAACTCCTGCATTACGACCAACTCAGGTTAAATATCCATTTTCATATAACGAAACTAACTCTAGAAATTTTGGAATATCACTAGACACAAATGGTAGTCACTTATTCATAGGAGATGACCGAGACCGAGAATATTCCGATTCGGATTTCAATTCAGTATTTAAAAAGACATTCAACGCAGGTGCTGTATATTTCTATAAAATAGAAGATACTTCGGTTGAGTTTATTAAAAAAATATATGAAGATGATGACGATGAACGACGTTATTCAAGTGGGTTTGGGTGTAGTTTATCTTTGTTAGGAAAGGATATACTGATAGGATCACCTTGCATCGAGCAAACTAAAATATCTATAATTGATAACGGAGCAAGTTTTGTTATACCTGACTTTTCATACGGTGTTGACAATAATGAAGAAACTACCTTTATAGTTGGTCAATCTTTGTTTACTAAATTTGAACATGAATTTATTGGTGATGGTTACGTTGATTTAAAAATGATAATTGATGTTGCTTCTATTGATGCATTATCTATTGACTCAATTGATGATTTTGAGGTTAAGGCTTCCTTTTTATCAAAAGAACCAAGTAGAGTAGACGGTAAGTATGGTTCTTTTACCCGTGGTATTTATCGTGACAAAACTGAATACGATGGTCGCAATATAATATTTCATTTAAAAATTATTGGTCACGACTTTAATCCGGACGAAGAAATTGAGTTTATATATTACATACACAGAAACAGCATCCAAGGAACTGCAACCTATTGCAAGATAAGTGGTGCTGATGAAATAACTAAAATTAAAAACATCAAAACTATAAAACAGAGAAACAATGTTATGGGTAGTTATGGAACATCTGTAGCACTTAGTTCTGAATTTATATATGTGGGAGAACCTGTCGTGGGTGACTGGCCAATTGATCAAATTGGTGGATTTGATGCAGAAACATTTGTTTCATTTGATGGATGTTCTCATGTGTTTACCTCGGCAGGTGATATTGCATGGGGAAGTTTAGAAAAACAAGATATATTTGTTGAAGGAAGTATCATCAGTTATGACATTCGTACTATTCGTGATAACGTAAGAATCCACGTCGGAAATATATTCTATAAAAACGGAATTGCAGTTATCACCGAACTTGGAAATTATTTCAAACAGATGCTTACCAAAGGAGGCAACCGAGGATTTGAGGTTACCTATGATGGTGTAAATTCTATATTTGAAAATGAAATAATATGTAAGGTTAATCCCAACGAGTTCAATGTAAGCACAAATCCAACATCAGTTACTTATTCAGATGTGCCATTTGATGTAACGGGTAGTCAAAGTTTTGATATCATAGATGTATCTTACATTTACCGATATATAATGGGTACATTCCGAAAAGTCGTAATCGAAAAAGATGAAACGGACGAAGTTTCAAATAGTTTTGTATTGGAGCAGGACTCTCACTGGCCCAATGAAGATGTATTGTTGAGTGAATCTGAAGATGTTATATTAATGAACACACTTTTGAATATAACAAAAGACAATACTTTAAATTCTACCGAAGAACTTCAAATTCTTGAAAACATAGATAGACTGTTTAATATGGGTGCAGATGGTCTCGATGTTGATGGGGATGGTGTGGTTTCTTCAAACGATGCAAAATTACTTGCACGATATTTTGTGGGCAGAAAGGGTAGTGCATTGGTTGATGGTCTAATAAACCCACTAGATATGTCTATAACCCGTGCAAAACCATATGAAATAATTCAATATCTTGATACTAAAACAGGAAAAGACAGAGGCCGACGTATAATGAATGAATTTCTTGAATATGACGAAAAGGACCGAGATGACAAACGAGGTAGTTATCTTGCTCCCTATGTCACCACAATTGGATTATACGACGGACCAGACTTAGTTATGACTGCAAAACTTGGTTCAGCTGTCAAAGTTGTTCCTAACTATCCCATAAATTTTTTGATAAAATACGACTCTTAAACTTTTTTTTTAATATTTATTAACATACAAACCTTAAATTGGAGATTTAACTATGATTACAACACCACCACCAACCGGATTCAGAGACTTTAAGACTCAAGAAGATAGAGCATCAAACAAACTTTCTTTAGAAAAACGACTACTTGATTATGATACAATGTATCGTCAATCAGCACCAAGTCCATCAGGAAAAGGTGCACCTGGTATTGATGATCAAACAAAAGGCGCAGAAGGAGAAGGAGCAAACTTTTTCGGATATGGTAGTAAAACTACTACAAATCCATTTGGTGGAGGTGACACAGGTAGTTTGGTATCAAATGCTAATGCGACTGGTTCGGTAAAAATTAAAGGTTTCACTACCAAAAAGAGTGCCGGTAACAAAGTATCTGATTATGGTCACGGAAAACCAGGTGATGCAGCTGATGCCAGTTTTTATCGTGATGGTAAGATTGATTCATCAAAAGACAAATATTCTAGTTATATATCAGGTTTCACAGGAACCCAACGACAACAAGACGGTGGTGATACTGCCGGCCGTTCTCGTTCAGGTGTTGGTAACTCCAACTCCAGATAAATTAATATTGCTTTTTTTTAATATTTGGTGTACATTAGTGTATGTCAAATAATAATATCTCCCTTGGACTTGATATAAGCTCAACCACTATAGGTTATTGCTTTTCCTCTTCTAAGAACAAAATAAACCAAGCAGGTTTTATAGCCGTTCATAAAGAAATATCCATAAGAAGCAAGGCACATAAGGTTGCAGACGAATTGAAACAGATTCAACTGCAACCTTCTGATGTAATTGTAGAAGATTCATTGAGTGGGTTTGGTGGGGGTCGGACAAGTCAACAGACTATAGTCAAACTTGCCAAGTGCAATGCCATAATAAGTTATGTGGTAGAAGAGATGTATAATCTTGAGGTACAACACGTAAATGTGTCTACTATGCGTAAATCTGTGTTTGGTAAAAGCAGAGAAAAAGGATTGGATAGTAAAATATTCGTAAAGAACAACTTAGATAATATGCTTGATTTATCTGAATTTACCTTCTATAATAGTAGGCAGAATTATGATAAAAAAAACTATGATATGCTTGATGCCGTGGTGGCATCGTTGCACTATTGGTATTCGTTAAAGTAGTGGGGGTTTCTGAACAAAAACTTCTTAATCTTTTACAAAAAATATTGGGAAGTGGCAAAGTCGTCTCTAAGGACGAGGTAATGTTTGTGTGTCCGTTTTCTCATCACAGAAAACCAAAACTGGCAGTAAACCTAACAACTCAACGGTGGCAAAGTTGGATTGATACAAATGCCAAAGGACGAAGTATTTATTCATTATTTAAACGTCTGCAAGTTCCTGGTAACTATTTCACAGAACTTTCTAAAATTGTAAAACTTCCCAAGAACATAAAACCAGAAAATGCAGAAGAACAATTTGTATCGTTGCCATATGAGTTTAAAAAACTAACCGAAACACATACCGAATTTGCATATAAGCAGGCCTTGGCATATCTTAAAAAAAGAAACATCGGTTCATATGATATAGAACGATACGACATGGGATATTGTGCAAACGGAGATTATGCAGGAAGAATAATAGTTCCCTCGTATGACGCAGATAATAAGTTGAATTATTTTCTTGCTAGAGATTTTACCGGCAATGCGTATTTAAAATACAAAAACCCACCAGTTAGTAAAGATGTGGTTGTGTTTGAAAATCAAATAGATTTTTCTGAACCACTTGTTTTTTGTGAAGGTGTGTTTGATGCAATGGCCATTCGTAGAAATGCAATTGCACTGTTGGGAAAAAACATACCAAGTAAATTGAAAATGCGACTGATAGAACACGGGGTAACTGAAGTTAGCATTGTATTGGATAACGATGCGTATAAAAACGCATTGGCAATGTCCGAGTCGTTGATGAACGATAATATTAGAGTTAAGTTGATTAAAATGGGAAACGAAGATGCAGCGGACATTGGGTTTAATAAAATTATTCAAAGAATCAAGAGTGCAACTCTTCTTGATTTTGGTGAATTGATGAAGCAAAAATTATGCATGAATTAAAATCGGATATAAAAAATGTTGAAAAAATATATCATTTAGCAGACATTCACATACGAAATATAAAACGACACACCGAATATTCACAGGTGTTTGAAAACTTTTACGAACAGGTTAAAAAAGATAATCTTGATAATGCACTTATTTTCATTGGTGGGGACATTGCTCATGCCAAAACTGAAATGAGTCCAGAGTTGATAAAGCAAATATCCTCATTTTTACGTAGATGTTCAAAATTACACCCAACTCTCGTAATTGCAGGAAACCACGATTGTAATTTAAATAATCCTGATCGGTTAGATGTGTTGTCTCCTATAATGGATATGATGGATGATGATAATTTGTTCTACTTAAAAAATAGTGGGGTTTATAAAATCGGAGATGTTGCAGTTGGTGTGTTTAGTATTTTAGATGATCCGGAAAATTATGTAGCAGGTCTAGACATAACAGATCCCGACATTAAAACTAAAATAGGAGTTTATCATGGTGCAGTAAAACGAAGCATGACTGACATAGGATATGTAGTTATGGGGGGTGACATTGAGTTACCTATGTTCAACGGATATGACATCGTTATGTTAGGAGATATACACAAATATCAGGTGTTACAAGAATATCAATCGGAACATAGATTTATACCAGAACATAAAGTAGATGAATACAAATTAAAAGGTTGGTGTTTAAGTGATGACTAAAATACTCATAAAATGCAGAAACATCCACATCGGTGATACATTGTTTGCAAGTAGTGTAGCAAAAAAACTCAAAGAACAAAATTCCGAATCTACAATTCACTATGATGTTACATTTTTGCAACCAATTGAGTTGCTGATGAACAACCCATACATTGATAGAGTTTACTATCGTGAAAGTTGTGAAACAGATTATGATGTAGTTTATCAACTGATGGGTGAGGATGTATCTGTGTTAAACCCGTATGAATCAGCAGTTTCTCAATTTCAACGAATGTGTAATATAAAAAACTTTGACGATACCTTTGAAGTTTATACAAACAAACACCTTGATTATTCAATTAAACGGAGTATGGAGGAGTTAACTGAACTTAAAGAGTGGAATTCAGATTTAATAAAAGTCGGATATCAAATGGACTGGGAACGCAAAAGTTTTTTATTTACCGAACAAGAATATGATAGTGCAGTTGGTGGAGAAGATGGAACTGGATATGGAAATGGAAGCAGACAAATTTTTGATATTATCAATTGCCTAGAATCATCTCCTAAAATAATGTTGTTTGCACTTGGTTTGGAAGAAACTATATCAAAAAACTATCCTTGTTTAAATTCAACAAGTAAATTCTCGTTTACTGCAAGTTTAATGAAAAATTGTGATTATGTAATTGGAACAGAGGGTTGTTTGACAAACATCTCATCTGCTCTTGGAACACCCACCATTATTACAACCGACTATATCCATCAACTGTTTGGACCAAAAGGAATACATTGGCAACAGTCGGGTGGAGATTTAAGCAACTTAGAAACAAGAAAACCCTTTTTGGGTCCTAATTCATATTTTCCAACCGGAAATCATGTTCACTTGAGTCCGTTTTTGACAGACGGTGAGGTGGGTAATCAAATAGAAAAAATCATTTTTAATGGAAACTAAAGAAGTATACGTAAAAGTAAAACGGCACAACGCAAATAAACCTGTCGTGGTTTATTCGGGAAGCATGATTCAACAAAATCACGGTGAAAAACCACATGGCCATGGTTATGTTTTGTGGGACATCCCCAGTCGGAAGCACACACACCATGATGTTCACAACGACTATGGTTATTACACAATCGAAGTCCGTGACGGAAAATGCGTTAGTGATTTAGATAAACTCCCCAACAAAGCAAGACTTCGTGTAAAAGTTTATAATACAACTGCAACCGAAACAAAAGAAATAATTGCAGACATTCGTAGACGTACAAGTATAAGTGATTTGAATGTTACCCGATGTGATGCAATATCAGAAGCAAAGAAATTCGATAGAGACAACAAATTTGATTTCGGTGATATATCGTTAGTTCAGGTTCAGAATAATCTAATTGAAGATTATCTACGGCGTAACTTTGTCGTGGATGATGAGCAAATAAAAACTGCACTTGATATCAACAAAGAAGTAAACGAAAAACTTGTAATAAAGGAGACACTTAGAAATTGTATTTGGAAACCAAAGAAATTTGAGTTTGGAAATATGTTCAGTTACGGAGATGGTAACGTTGTTGACTTTTCTAATATGAAAAGTGTTATGGGGTTGTTTGCATCAAATGCAAGTGGAAAAAGTAGTGTAATGAGTGCATTGAGTTTTTGTCTGTTTGATAAATGTGATAGAGCATTCAAAGCAGCTCATGTATTGAATACACAAACAGAATCTTTTTATTGTAAATTAAACTTTGAAATATCAGGAGTAAACTATTTCATAGACCGAACTGCAACTACCAAAAAGAATGGTGATGTAACCGTTGTAGTTGACTTTTGGAAGTTAGATGAAGATGGTCAACAACTATCATTAAACGGAGAACAACGAGCAGGAACCAACGCAGCTATTCGTGACCATGTAGGTTCATATGATGATTTTGTTTTAACTGCACTTAGTTTGCAAAACAATAATGCTATTTTTATAGATAAAAGTCAAAGTGAACGAAAAGATTTACTTGCTCAGTTTATGGGTATCGATACCTTTGATCAATTACATACAACTGCATCCGAGGACATCAAAGAAATTAATGCCTTATTAAAACGATTTAATCGTGACGATTTTGATAAAACTTTATCTGAAACCCAAGAAAATCTTGATGATGTTAAGAAACGATATTCTGAACAAGATAGTAAAACTAACATGGCACTACTTGAGCAAAAACGATCCAACAAACAATTGGCAGATAAAAACTCTCAATTTAAGAATTGTTCTTTTGACGAATCATCGGTGGACATAGACAAACTTGAGTTTACTAAAAAGAATCTACAAGAACGTTTGGTTGTGGCCAAAGAAAACCGAGACGCAGAATCCGAGAGAAAGGCACAATTAGCAACGAACCGAAAAAATAAATCAACCGAGTTAGTTAAATTGGATGGTACAGAAGAAAAGTATGTTAAAGTTCTAGCAATCCGTGAAGAAATAACAACAGTTGAAAAAGACTTAGCAGTTCTTCGTACATCTGTAAATGCTAAATTAGACAAACTCAAACACTATGATAGTCACGCATATGATCCTAAGTGTAAGTTTTGTGTAAACAATTCCAAAAATCTTATAGAAAGTGCTTCACAAACAAAAGAAGAACTTGATAAAGATAAAGCAGCTGCTGATGATCTGGTAACACAAAAAAATGAATTGTTGACGATACTAGATGAATATAAAGATATTGAATCTAATTATGAAAAACTGGGTGAGTTAAAATCCACCACAACTCAACTTACTTACGAAGTTAATGAAGCAGATTCTAAAGTTCTTGCGTTGTCAAGTATGATAGAGTCGTTGGATAAAGATGTGGTATTAAATGATAAAAATATTGAAGCATACTACGAATGTAAGGATATTATAGAGTTCAATAAAAAACTACAATTGGAGGTGGATGCAATTCAGAACAAGTTAATCAGCATAAATAATTTAGCAAATATTGAAACTGAAAAACTACAAACTTTATTCGGAGAAGTAAAAATTGTTGAAAAGGAACACGAAGATATTGTTGCATCAATTGAAGAGGCAAAGGGATATGAACGAAAAAAACGTGGATATGAACTTTATTTAGATGCAGTAAAACGAGATGGTATTTCATATGAACTTATTTCCAAAACAATTCCAAGTATAGAAAGTGAAGTTAATAATATTCTTTCTCAAATTGTTGATTTTGGTATGCAACTTGAAATGGACGGAAAACACATCTATTCAAAGATTACATATGAAGATCGTCATTGGCCATTAGAAATGTGCAGTGGAATGGAACGATTCATCAGCAGTATCGCAATGCGGGTAGCACTTATCAACGTAAGTAGTTTACCACGTTCTAATTTCCTTGTTATTGACGAAGGGTGGGGTTCGTTGGACGGAGACAACATAAGTAGTGTATTTAACCTGTTCACCTATTTAAAGGGGCAGTTTGAGTTCGTAATGGTTATTAGTCATTTGGACGTAATGAGAGATATGGTGGACGAAATTATTGAAATTCAAAAAGAGGGTTCTTTTAGTAAGATAAATTACGGAGCATAAAACATATTTAGATATATATTTATTATGTACCTGACGTGTATTTATGAGCAATTCCGAAGAAAATCAAGAAGTCCAAGAAGAAAGTCTTATCAAGGCTGGTCTTCGCAAAGGATATTTTACACTCGTTGAGGGTGTATATGATCCTGGTATTTTAAAAGCAGTATTTTTGGCAGGTGGTCCTGGTGCAGGTAAATCAGCAGTTGTAGATACCGTTTTTAATACAACACCCGAAGTAAAGTCATTAACTTCAACTGGATTAAAAATAGTAAATAGTGATAGTTCATTTGAGCATTTATTGAAAAAAGCAGGACATAGTTTAGATTTAGGTTCTTTAGACGATGATGTGTTTCAACAAATAACAAGTGATGATCCAAATTCAATTCGTTCACGTGCCAAGAACATTATGCTTAAACAATACGAGAATTACAAGAACGGTAGATTGGGTGTTATTGTTGATGGAACTGGTGATGATTATGCTAAGATATCAAAACAAAAGAAAGAGTTGGAAAAACTTGGATATGATTGTTATATGGTATTTGTTAATACAACACTTGAAGTTGCACAACAAAGAAATGCGTTTCGTGCAAGAAAACTTCCACGTAAAATTGTGGATGTTATATGGAAAGATGTTCAAAAGAATATGGGGAAATTCCAAAGTTCATTCAAGCAGAATTTTACGATTATTGATAACTCAGAAGATTTAAGAAGCAAAACAAAACCAGGAAAACTTAATCTTGCTCCTTTTATATTAAAAGCAACTGCAAAATTTATCGGAAAACCAATTCGCAATCCTATTGGTAAACAATGGATTACGTTAATGATGAAACATGATAGCATGACCAAAAGTGGAGATTCTAGAAATCGCATGAATGAGGATCTAGACATGGTTGATATGGAGGGTGTAATGTTACCTATGGACTTGGAACGGCATTTAAGTCGTTCTATATTTGTTATTAAAAAATTTAAATTAAATGAAAGAAGAAATCTTGCGGTTTTATCTCGTCTGGTGGAGAGTTTGGAGTTAAACAGAAATCAAATGGTCAAGTATTTTCATCACATTAGAACTTTGAAATTTAAAGGAGAGAAATCTTAATGTTTGATAAACTACTAGACGAACTTATTACCGAAGATAAGTTAGGAGAAATGTGGAGAATAGAAATGGCTCCAAATCATGCTCGTTATAGTTTTTCATCATCAAAATCAGGAAATGAAAATTGGGCAAGAACCGTAGCAATTAAACTTACTCAAAAAGAAAAAGATGATTTTAAGTTCATTGGAATTTTTAGTGAAGGAGATTCTTCCGAAGGACCAATCGTAGACGGATACATATTTCATTGTACAGAAGAGTATTTAAACAACGCACCTCATATGCATCGTGATAAAAAGAAGGCCTGTAAACGATATCTTAAAACAGGAAAAATAGAAGAATATTTAGAGGATTGATAATGAGCATCAAAGAATACAAACAATATAAAGACGATCCGTTTTGGATGAAGTCAAAGTATGATGGGGTCTCCGGTGAACAAAAATTACCTGTTCAACGAAGATTGCGTAAAGGTGAAGTAAAATTTAAGAAGGGTGATGAAATACTTTATTATCCAAAAGGAAAAGTAATATTAGTCGGAAAAAAAGCAGAACAAGCATATCGTGATTTTCAAGCAGCTGCATCTGATGAAGATTTTTATATGTCTCAATACGAGGAATCAAACATGAAAACAACAAATGAAGTAAAACTAACAAGTCCTGAATACAAGAAAGCTCTGAATTTTATGTCAAATATGCATTCTAGTATTTTGAAGGCAAAAGACAAAGTAATCAAGTTCTTACAAAGAAAGGGGTTTGACGAAATGGCTGATGAACTTACAAAAATGTCAAAAGGTGAGTTTAATAAATTCGTTACCCAAAAGGTATACGAAAATAAACTAAGAAAGCATATTCGTTCTATTTTGTCTGAATTGTTAGAGAAGTAAATGACACAACCCACCACATCCTCGTATACAACCGATCTTACTGAATATATGCTTGGTGACTTGTTGACAGAAGCATCAACTATCACAAAGGTAATCGGAATTTATCCAGGTAGATTTCAACCTGCTGGTGCTCACCACTATAAAACATACAAGTGGTTAGACAAACAATTTGATGAAGCTTGGGTTGCCACAAGCAACAAAACCGATTCTACAAAAAGTCCACTGAATTTCAAAGAAAAGAATATGATATGGAAAAAACACAAAGTAAAAAATGTTGTTCAGGTTAAAAATCCGTATGTATGTGCAGAGTTATTGGATAATTATGATCCAGAAACTACTGCGGTTGTTTATATATTTGGAGCAAAAGATGCAGGTAGACTTAAAACTAAAAAGGTGGATGGCACTGCCGGTTATTATCAGTCATATGAAAAAAACAAAAACAACTTAGAACCATACGCCAAGCATGGATATTTTATTGTTGCTCCTCATGTAAGCATCAAGGTTCTCGGAAAAGAAGTAAACGGAACATACATCAGAGACCTTCTTGGTAGTCCAAAATACACCGACTCCCAACGGGTTGAAGCATTTGAGGAACTCTTTGGTTGGTATGACGAAAAAATTTATGTGTATCTAAAAAAGAAATTCAGCACGTTATACGAAAACGAAGAACTATTTGAATCTTTCTTAAAAGAGTATCCTGGTTATGAAAAATCTATTCCGAAACTTTTAAATGAAGTTAGTTCAATTGCAAGATCGGGCATCCAACTTGTTGACGATGGTCCTGGTTCCTTTTTTCCAGGTGATGTTTATGAAAAAGACAGTGATGTCCGTGTAAAACAACTTGGTTATGACTTAGTCGATTATGTTGTTGGAAAAAACGACCTTGGTCGTAATATGGATTATCGTGAATGGGGAAAATATGCAGGACCGGTGCCTGCGGTAAGTTTTTATCCAGCAGGAGTTACAGACGAAACAACCGCAAATAATCAAATTTCGATTGTTAAAAGTAAATCTGCTCATGATCAATGGGTTGAATTTATTAACGGTATTGCAGAAACTTCCGGATATAAACTCATTGACTTTGTCGGTTCGGAAGCATCCATCAGAAAAGATGATAAAACCGGTGAAGAGAATATAGACGGAAATACACTTGATATAGAAGACGAAGAAAAAGAAGATAAAATTGATAAGGGTGTTGAGGGCCAAGCAATCAAAGAAAAAATTGAATCTATACTCAATGACTACACAGAACTTTTAATTGAAGGAGGTGCAGCTGGTCATATGAGTCATCCATTTGACGATAAGGATTTAACGTTTGCCGATTTAAAAGAAATGATTCGTAGGTCACTTGCAGGTGAACTTAATGTTGAAAAGGAAGTTACTGAAAAACTTGATGGTCAAAATTTGATGTTCTCTTGGAAAGATGGAAAGTTGGTCTCGGCGAGAAATCAAGGTCATTTGAAAAACGCAGGTGCGGCCGCACCTGATGTTACTCAGTTTGAAAACATTTTTGCGGATCGTCCTGAGAACATTCGTGATGCGTTCGTAACAGCAGTCAAAGATTTAGAATCTGCTATTTCAAGTTTAAGTGATGCACAAAAGAATAAAGTATTTAAAGAAGGTGAAAGATTTATGAACATAGAGGTGATGACACCTGCAACACAGAATGTTATTCCTCAAAATGTAGATATGTTGGTTTTCCACGGAACACAAGCATACGATTCCGCAGGAAAACCAGTTTCAGTAGACTCTGATGGAAACGACATAACAAGTGAATTAAAAGATTCTGCTCGTATGCT